GGCGTTACAACATCCACCGGAACAGGCAGTGTTGTTTTAGGCACAAGCCCCACACTTACTACGCCAACAATTAACTCTGCACAAGTTTCAACTATTACCGGTTCCACACCTTTGTATTTGGCCCGCGCTTGGGTATTTTTTAATGGCAGTAATGGTTCTATATTCGCATCAGGAAATGTATCTTCCGTTACAAGAAATGGAACAGGCAACTATACCGTTAACTATACCACCGCGATGCCTGATTCAAGTTATGCATCAGTATCAACTTGCTCTGGCAACGGGTCTGTTAATGGTAGCACATGCTCTATGTTAGTCGATGCTAATGCGGGTGGTACGAACGTCACACCAACTACCACAACTACAGCTTTGTTTTGCTACCATTCGGGTAATCAAGTAGCTCAAGACACCACCTTCATCACCTTCGCCACTTTTAGATAACCAAAGGCCGTCAAACCATGACAACTGCATATACATCCCTACTTGGTCTGGCGCTTCCAGTTACGGGGGAACTGTCCGGGACTTGGGGCGATACGGTCAACAACTACATCACTGGCTACCTTGACGCTGCGGTGGCAGGAACAAACACACTTAGTACCGATGCTGATGTCACGCTGGTCAAGACTACCAATACATCTCTAAGCGGCACATCTTCTCAATACGCAGTCCTTCTTTGGACGGCTGGGGGAACAGCAACCCGCACCATAATTGCGCCGTCTGCATCGTCAGGTAGCCGTCAGTTCTACATCGTCGTCAACAAGACCTCCAGCACACAATCCATCAAGCTGTGTGGCACAGGCCCAACTACTGGAGTAACAGTTACGGCGGGAACTTCTGCCCTTTGTGCATGGAACGGCGTTGATTTTGTTCAAGTAGGAGCGGGCCTTGTAAATCTAACTACCGGTGTGACTGGTACTTTGCCTGTAGCCAATGGTGGTACGGGAGTTACAACATCTACAGGAAGCGGAAATAATGTTTTATCTACAAGCCCCACGCTTACTACGCCAACATTCACTTCTCCCGTAATTAACTCAGCAACCATTTCTACTGTGGGCGGAACAGCGCCTTTGTCTATGGCCCGTTCTTGGGTGTTATTTGATGGGACTAGTGGCAGTATCTTTGGTAGTTTTAATACATCATCGGTCACGCGAAACGCTACTGGTAATTACACGGTTAACTTTACAACAGCACTTCATACTTCTTCTTATGCAACAGCTGCATCTGCCTCCGCTGCTGGGTCACTCAATAATGGCGCAATGTGTGTAAGCGTTTACTGTTCGGCAACAGGGACGAACGTTACTCCTACCACAACGGCATTTCAAATAATTACATATAACCCAGCAAATACTGTTTTGCAAGATACTACTTTTGTTAATTGTGTCTCTTTTGCGTAAGGAATTAAGATGTCTAAAGTAATCGTTTTTACAAACTCCAGCGGCGGAGTATCAGTGTGTTATTCAACAGGCGAGATTCCAATTGAGGAAGTGCAAGCCAAAAATACTCCTGCGGGGTCTATCATTGTTGAGAATGATGCGTTACCCAACGAACACAATGAGTTCTTCAACGCATGGGAATTAAGCGGTTCTACCGTCTCCGTAAATATGGGCAAGGCCAAAGCAATCACTAAGACTCGTCTCCGCATGGAACGGGAACCCCTACTTGCTGCACAGGATGTAGCGTTTCAGCGGGCAATGGAGTCCAACGCAGACACTACGGCAATCGTGGCTGAAAAGCAGCGTCTACGGGACATCACTCAATTGGCTGATGCAGCAGACAGTCTGAATGCGCTCAAGGCATTGCACCCTTAACTCAATGTGCGTTGGCTGCTCCCCATACTTATTTTGTCTCTGGTCTACGGGGCAACGGTCAAGCGCGAGTGCAGTGTCAGTGAGTTTGTGAACCTTGCGTACTCTACCCATGACCCTAAAGAGCGTTCAGGCAAAGTATGGGAATGGTTGGAAGAGTCAGGGCCGGTATGTACCAAAGAGCAGTTAACGTTGCTCTACTCCAATCTGGGGGGCATACTAGGCAACGCCGACAGCGTTAAAATCCGCTCAAGAATTGAGCAGTTGTACGAAAGGGCAAAGTGATGAGCGATAAGGACAAGTTGGTATCAGTGGTGACGTACATGGTCACTGCCACTTTGTGCATCGTGGTGCTGTCTCTTATTGGTGCGCTCATCCACGGCCTGTTTGTTAGAGAGGTGGACAACAAGGCCATCTTTGAAATTATTTCCCCTGCCTTCCAGACCATCATCGGTGGTTTGATTGGTTGGTTATCCGGCCTCAAAGTAGGCTCTCACATTGAGAAAGACGAAAATGGCACTTGACCCTGTATCCGCATTGCTAGACATCGGTGGCAAAGTTATGGATCGGCTATGGCCTGATCCTGCTCAAGCTGCTGCTGCCAAACTAGAACTGTTCAAACTGCAACAATCTGGCGAACTGTCAATCATTGCTGGACAGTTGGACATCAACAAAGCAGAGGCTGCTAACCCTTCTGTATTTGTATCAGGCTGGCGACCCGGAATTGGTTGGGTCTGCGGTATGGGCTTTGCCATTCAGTTTGTTGTAGGCCCATTGGCTGAGTGGGGTAGTGCTATGTATGGTCACCCTGTAAAGTTTCCTGCTATGGACATGGGAACCATGATGCCGCTTCTGTTGGGCATGTTGGGATTAGGTGGTATGCGTACTGTTGAAAAAATCCAAGGCGTAGCCTCCAAATGAACCTCTTTATTCCCGTTTTGTACATTTGCCTGAACGGGCATTGTGAGTTTCTGCAACAGCTTGCCGTCTATCCTGATGAACAAAACTGCAAGGCATTGGTTGCGGAAAAAAAGGCATGGTATTTATCCAACACGACAGCTACGGTAGACACCACTTGCATCATTGCTCCAGCCAAAGTGATGGAAGAAGATGCTAAACCTAAGCCAAAGCGCAAGGAAACCACATGATTAACTCTCGCAGCCTTGATGACCTAGCCCCACCCGCCAAGCAGCGGGCGCAAGCCTTTGTAGAAGCTGCTAAGGCCAAGGGCATCGACTTGCTGGTGACCTCAACCTACCGTGACAATGAAAGCCAAAATGCACTGTATGCGCAAGGACGTACAACACCCGGCAACGTCGTAACCAGAGCTAAGGCGGGACAATCGTGGCACAACTGGCGCTGCGCCATAGATGTAGTTCCCCTCGTCAACGGCAAGGCCATTTGGGATGACCAAGCACTGTGGAAACAAGTCGGCGAAATTGGCAAGTCCTGCGGGCTTGAATGGGCTGGTGATTGGGTGACATTCAAGGAGTTTCCGCACTTCCAATATACAGGTGGGTTGACCTTAGCCCAGCTTCAAGCGGGCGCAAAGATAGCTTGATATGCCACTACAAAAAGTCTTACTTAAGCCCGGTGTAAACAGGGAAAACACCCGCTACACCAACGAGGGCGGTTGGTATGAGTCCGACAAGGTGCGGTTTCGCCAAGGTACGCCTGAAAAAATTGGTGGGTGGCAGCGTATTTCAGCTAATACGTTTTTGGGCATATGCCGGTCGTTATGGAATTGGGTAACTCTGACGGGCGCTAACTTACTTGGCGTTGGTACAAGTGTTAAATTCTATATCGAAGCTACCGGTGTCTACTACGACATAACGCCAATTTCATCGACTATTGCTCTCACCAACAATCCGTTTGCAACGATAAACACTACCAAGACAGTCACGGTTACTGATATTGGTTTTAACCCCCAAGCGGGGGACTATGTAATTTATTCTGGTGCTTCCACGTTCAATGGTGTCACCATAAGCGGTGAGTATCAAGTTCAAACTGTGGTGGACAGCACTCACTACACTATCACAGCAGCTACGACAGCTACAGGTACAGGCTCAGGTGGGGGCGCAGTAGCTTTTGCATCTTATGTCTTGCATATTGGTTCTGCCACAAGCACATCTTTTGGCGGGTGGGGCTCTAACGTCTGGAGTTCTAGCAATTGGGGTGGAATTGGCTATGCTAGTACCGCTACCTTGGCAATCTGGTCGCAATGGAACTTTGGTGAAAACTTAGTGTTTGGCCCTAAACAAGGCAAGTTGTATTACTGGAATGCTACTACGGCAGTTGCGTTAGCTACCCCCACAACGGTAACCATTTCTAACGCCACCCCAGCGATAGTGACTTTGACCGCCAACACAACCACGCCTATCCCCAATGGAACAGCAATCATGTTCCAAACGACTGGAGCGCTGCCTACTCCGCTTGTACCTTACACGGTCTATTATGTTACTTACGTAACTGCTACTACGTTTAAACTGTCTTCTTCATATGCCAACTACTTGGCTGGCACATTCATCAATACAAGTTCCGCAGGCTCTGGGACGCAAAGTCTTTCACCCCGTGGGATTGCAGTTGCAGATTTGCCTGCCGCTTCTAGTGTGCCGCTTCAACAAAACACCATTCTGGTATCGGACTCTAGTAGATTTACCATGTGTTTTGGGGCTAACCCGTACGGCAGCACAACCTATGACCCCATGACTATACGTTGGTCAGACCAACAAAGCGTAGTTGAGTGGGCTCCATCCATCACCAATCAAGCGGGCGAAATTAGGTTATCCCACGGTTCACTGATTCAATCTGTGTTGCAGAGCCGACAAGAGATTTTGGTCTTTACTGATGCTGCTATGTATTCATTGCAATACCTTGGCCCACCCTATGTATGGGGCAATCAGCTTCTGTCAGACAATATTTCTATTTCCAGCATGAATGCAGCCGCATATGCTAGTGGTGTAGCATATTGGATGGGGCAAGATAAATTCTATAAGTATGATGGACGGGTTCAAACTCTGCGTTGTGATTTACGCCAGTATATTTATGATGACCTTAACCGGTCACAATTTGACCAAATATTTTCTGGCACAAATGAAGGCTTCAATGAAGTATGGTGGTTCTATTGTTCACAAACCAGCACAACTATTGACAAGTACGTTATCTACAACTATGCAGAGGATTTGTGGTACTACGGTACTATGGCCCGCTCCGCATGGCTAGATACATCATTAAGAAACTACCCTGTAGCTTCTACTTATGTAAACAACAACGTCTACCACGAGTATGGAGTTGATGACAATACTACCGGAACTCCTGTGGCTATAGCTGCATCTATTACTTCTGCACAGTATGATATTGGAGATGGACATAGCTTTGGGTTTGTATACAGAATGTTGCCTGATTTGACATTCCGTGGGTCTACAGCAGGGACTACACCACAAGTAACTATGTATCTACAGGGTTTAAATAATTCTGGTTCAGGTATTACACAGTCGGGAAATGCTGATGTTGTAAATTCCGGCTCGGCCCCATCAGTGATAAACGTAGACCAATTTACGGGGCAAGTCTATATTCGCATACGCGGTCGTCAAATGCAAATGCAAATTACCTCCAACACGCTTGGTACGCAATGGCAGCTTGGTGCTCCTCGTATTGACATTCGACCAGACGGTAGGCGGTAATATGGGTCAAAAAAACGTAGTAGCCCCCCGAATCCCGGCAGTGCCAAACGAATACGATGCTGTGGCCTTTAACGGCATCTTCAAAGTGCTGTCGCTGTACTTCAACCAATTGGACAACGCAGGGCCTGTGGACATCAGTACCCAGCGAAATGGGACTAAAATCATTGCAGCAATAAGCGCCCCGCCAACAGGGAACACAACAACTCCTAGCTTGCCAACTCAAGCAGATTTGTCTAATTTACGGGTTGGAGATATTTACTATGATACAACTGCCGGTAACGTACTAAAGGTAAAAACATGAGCCTTCAACTTGTCGCCCAACACCTAGCCCAAAAGGGTCGAGGCCCAGACTCCACCCTCGTCCACATGTCCAACCGGGAAGTGGCTGGTTTAAATGCACTTGCTCAAAAGCATGGTGGTCAACTTGGTGTAAACCCTAGTACTGGACTTCCCGAGGCGGGATTCTTGGACAGCATTCTTCCAGCCGTTGCTGGAGCAGGAATCTCCTATTTCAGCGGCGGAACAATTGACCCGCTTACGGCTGCTGGGATTGTTGGGGGTGTGACTGCGCTGGACTCCAAGGATTTGAGCAAAGGTTTGATGGCGGGCCTTGGCGCTTATGGCGGCGCTGGCATGGTTGGCGGTTTGGCTGGGTTAGGCGCAGCGGGTGCGGATACTGCTGCTATGGCGGCTCCTGAGTATCAAGCGGCTGTTGGAACCGGTGCGGGTAATTTTGTGGATGCACCTATGGCTTCACTCAAAACTCTTGGTGGCGGCAGTGTGTTGAAAGGCAGTCTACCCATATTGGCAGGTTTGGCTCCTGCTGCGGCAGATATGTTGGGTGAAGAAGATACAGAAACACCAACACAAAAGAAAGGTTACATCCGCAAGTATGCGCTTGACCCCGTTACTGGGCAGTATAAGCAAGTGGGTGTCTATGAAGCGGGCGGTGACCCCAATAAGGACGTGTCTTCTGAAGCCGGAACAGCCGGTTCATATGGTGCTGTAGGACAGTCTGAGTATCAGAAAGCGCATGGCATGGCTTCAGGCGGAACAGCGACAGACTCGCAGCGTGTCTACGATTACCTGATGGGTCGGGGAGAAAACCCCATGCAGTTTACACATACCGCTGCCCCACAGATTGACTATAGCCCGTACATGCCTAAGCCTATTACGCCGACCACGCCCATACTAGACCAGCAGTATGACCAGTATGGGAACGTCATTAACAGAACCAGCGGTGGTGGCGGGCAAACCCAAGAACAAAGAGATGAGCAAAACAAACAATTGATTTCTGATTATGGAATTGACCCAACAACAGGGTCAACTTATACAAGAGAAGGTTATTGGAATTCCCCCAAAGAAGTACGAGATGCAATAGATGCTAAATTTGTACAAGAGCATCCAATTAAAAATGCTTTTGCAGAAGGCTTTAAAACATTTGTTATGCCCGGTGGAATTTTGGGCAAAATAGCCAACACCGTCAAACTTCCTTTTGGCGGAGGTATTAGCCTAAGCGACCCATTCCAAGCAGCACAAGATTTTCCCGGTTTGGTAAAAACAGAAGCGGATTTCAATGGAAACTTCTATAGCCCATCTCTTGGTGGGCCTGAAGCGGGGCGTACAGTTACTCCCCAGCAGCAGATTGCCAATGATGCAAATGCACAAACATCAAGAGACGCAATTGCCAGAGCAGATGCCCAAGCCCAGCAAGATGCGCGAGTAGCAGCATTTGATGCTGGTAGAACACATGAGGGTGGTGGCGGCGGTCAAGGTAATGTAAACCCCGGTGGGTACAGCAATTCCATGACTCAGTCTGGTGATAATGTGGGCGGAAGTCAAGCGGCTATAGGCGGTCTTGCCACCCCCTACGGTATTGAACACATGGCCCACGGCGGCATCAGCGGTCACCTGCGCCCGCCGCAGCCGTTCTATGCAAATGGCAAGTTTAGCTACAAAGGCCCGCAGGTATATGCGGATGGTGGCGGCATAGCCGATTTGCACCAATACAATCTCGGCTCCTACTCCGATGGCGGACGCTTGCTCAAAGGCCCCGGAGATGGCGTTTCAGACGACATCCCAGCTACAATTGGTCACGGTCAGCCAGCCCGCCTTGCAGATGGCGAATTTGTGATTCCTGCCCGAATCGTGTCAGAGATTGGCAACGGTTCCACAGACGCAGGTGCTCGTGAGTTGTACAAGATGATGGACAGAATCCAAGCCGGTCGTGCAAAGACCGTCGGTAAAGACCAAGTGGCAACGAACAGCAAAGCTGTGCGCCACCTTCCCGCATAGGAGTTGACATGGCAGACCAAACAGTACAGTACCAAACAGGCTTTGCGCCGGTAATTGCCCCTTATGCAGAGGGACTTCTTGGAGCAGCCCAAGCAGCTTCTTCTCAGCCATATCAAAGCTACCAAGATTGGGCCAAGAAGTACGGCTTGAGTGGTGAGCAAGTAGCTGCGTTTAACCCCTTGCAGCAGCAATCATTTAAACAAGCTGAAGGTTTAGGAGGTGAGGGGGCTAACTACTCCCAAGCTGCTCTGCAAGGAATACAAGCGCTATCCGGTCAGCGGTTTGGGCAGGAACAAGCCCAGCAGTACATGTCGCCCTACATCCAAAGCGTCATTGAACAGCAGCAACGGGATGCGCAGCGGCAATCGGAAGTAGCTGGAACCCAGCAACAAGCCCAAGCAACCCAAGCAGGAGCTTTTGGCGGTAGCCGTGATGCCATCATGCGGGCAGAACGTGAGCGCAATCTTGCATTGCAAAAAGGTGACATTACAGCCACTGGTATGCAGAACGCATACAACTCTGCCCAGCAGCAATACAACGCAGACCAAGCCAAAGGACTCCAAGGGTATTCCCTATTGGGACAGCAGGGCCAAGCTGCATTGGGACTTCAAAACCAAATTGGCGGGCAGCAACAGCAACAAGCCCAGAACTTGCTCAATGTGGGCCAGCAGAACTACGCTGCGGAACAGAACTACCCGTTCAAAAACCTCGGTTTCATGTCAGACATTATTCGTGGTGCGCCGCTAACTCAGACCGGAACCAATGTTTATCAACAAGCACCATCTATGCTTAATCAAGTAGCAGGATTAGGTACAGCAGCCGCTGGTGTACTTGGTTCATATAACCAGTACACTAAAAATAATCCATCACCAGTTTTTGCCAAAGGTGGCTTGGTAAAAGGCGGATTGCCTCAGCTTCTCATCAATAGCATGGGATAACAAAATGAATCTTCAGCCATTGAACCCCCAGTCGGCTGGCATTACCGGCCCGATGAATATCAATGCCGTCATTGCCCATCTGATAGAAATGACCCCCGGACAGCGCAAGCAGTTTGCGCAGTTGCACATGGATGACCCCATGATGTTGTCCGCTGCAAAGTTTGTAGATAACCAAGTCAGCAAGCAAGCTCAGTCTTTGGCTGCTCAAGAAACTGGAGCCGCTCCTCCTCCTGTGAACCAACAGGTGGTGGCAAGCATGGCCCCTGAGCCACAGGCCAAGCTGCCTGAAGAAACAGGAATTGCTCAGATACCTGCGCCTAATATGCAGAAGGTGGTACGTGCCGCTGGTGGTGGCATTGTGGCGTTCAGTGGGGAAAATGGCAGTCAAGTCAGAGGTTTACCTATATCCGCTGAAACAGCAGCCATGTATCAGAATGCTGGAAAAACTGGTGAATCAATTGGAACAGGCATCAAAGAAATGCTTCAATCGGTAAATGCAGGCCTTACAGATGCAGGTACAAATTACTTAAAAGCCAAAATAAGCCGAAATGAACCGTTAACTGGAGTTGAAAGAGCGCAAGCAATACGCGCAGGAATAAACATTCCCGTGGCTTCTACTCCCATAACTTCTTCAGCAAAGGACTATAGTCCTGAGAGTCAGTACACCGGTAGTAATTATGGGAACAAAATACCACTACCAAATTCTGGAGCAGGCGGTGGTCAAGGAAATCGAGGAGCCGTTAATTCACCTGAACGAGCTATTCCTTCATCTCAACCGCCTTCTACAGGCGGCGGTGGCCCTCGTGTTGACACTAGCGTTACTGCACCTGTAGCGTCCACATACAAAGAAGTACCTTATGTGCCAGCACAGGGCGAAGGACTGAGAACCTTGTTTCAACAAGCTAAAGATGACCAAGGCCCAATAGTTGACCCAAGTGCAGAGGGACATGCAGCAAATAGAGCATCTCGTGAAGAAATGGCAAATTTAAAACTTGCTGGGGCAAACGAACGTAAAGCAGGAATTGAGGGCCTTCTCAGCGGGAAAGAGCAGCGCATCAAACAACGTGAAGAACGTTTAAATCAACAAGACGATGTAAACCTAAACATGTCTTTGATTAACGCTGGTTTGTCGATGATGCAATCGACCGGCAAAGGTCTCGCTGGTATTGCTGAAGGCGCACAGAAGGGCGTTGGTCAGTACACCGAAGGCTTGAAGATGAACGAAGCCGCTCGTCAGAAGATTGAGGATGCCAAAGACGCACATGATGATTTGCGGTTTAACCTCAATAACATGTCCAGCAAAGAGATTGAAGCTGCAAAAGTTGCTATGGAAGAAGGAAAAATTGCTTCTACCAATGAAGGTATTTCTTCTCTTATGGAAATGTACAAACTTAGCAGGGCTGATGCACAAACATTGTTTGCTGCTATTGCTGCTGATAAGACTGCTGATAAGCAAATTGCATATCACGCGGCTGAAGCTGCTAGAAATAGAGAATACCAATCTGGTGAGAATCGGGCAAATCAAGTATTTCAAGCTACTGAAAGCGCCAAAGCACGCGCTGCTGCTGCTGCTCAGGCTGCGGCAGGTCTTGCCTTGCATAGAGAGATTGCAGGAATGCCCGGAGACCAACAGAAACTATTTGCAGCGCTGGGTAAAGGTGATGTTGTCGCAGGTTATAACATTGCTATGTCTGGCAGACAAGAAGGTATGCTGGATAAAGCTAGGCTTATAAAAGCAGAAGATTATCTAAAAGATAATATGAATAACCCAGCATTCAATCCAAAAGCAGATGTTGATATGTGGAACATGCACAAGAATGTTGTGAGGTCTTCACTTATGCCTCCAGTTGTTAGCAAGCCCAATGGGCCAATCTATAACCCCTAACAAAGCTCATGGCTAACTACCTACCTCTACCCAATGGCGCGTATTACCCTGTTGCAGAGGGACAAGACCCAAGGGATGCATGGCAACGTGCTATGCAGAAATACCCTGAGGCGTTTGAGACAAAACCTGCCCAGCCTGAAGCGCACCCAGAAGGCGGGTTCTTCCCTGCCCTAAAGGCTGGGTACTCTGCACTCAAGGCAGACGTTGCTGGACTGGCTGGTCGTACCGGTCTGATGGATTTGCCCGCAGCAGAGAAGTACATTGCAGAGCAAAAGAAATATCAAGCTGACACGTTTAAACCAACTGAAGAAGGTTGGGCAGAAGCGCCATTTACCCACGTAAAAGAACTGCTGGGTGGCTCATTGCCATACATGGCTGCTCCCGCTTTGGCTGGTGCGGCAGTGGCTGGTGGTGTGGCATTGGCTCCTGAGGCTGCTGTAGCCGCTGGATTAGCTGAGGCGCTCCCAGCAGCAGAATTAGGCCTTGGAACAGCTACTCGCTATGGCCTTACCAAAGCTGGCACTAGAGTGGCAACTGGGCTGGCTGGGGCTACGTCAGCGGCTCAATTCACCGGCTCCAATCTTTCACGCCAACAGGATGAAGGCAAGAGCCTTGAGGAAACAAACCTCACTGCCGCAGCACTAGCTGCCATTCCTCAGGCAGCGCTGGACACATTCAGCCTGCACATGATGCCCGGTCTTGGGAAAATGTTTGAGAGTGCTGGTTTAAAGCTTGGCAAGGAAGAGGTTAGGAATTTTGCCGAAGAAGGTCTGAAGAAGACTGCTGCTGACTACTTGCTCACTACCGGTAAGACGATGGGAATTGAAGGCCTGACTGAAGCAGGCCAACAAGTTTTTGAGCGTGCCCAAGCAGGATTGAGCATCACTGACCCAGAAGCTCGTCAGGAATACTTTGACAACTTCTTGGGTGGGGCAGTACTTGCTGGAGTATTAGGCCCTGCCGGTCGATATGTAGAGCGTGGACATGCACAGGCCCGTTATGACATGGGTGAGGCTGCAAAGCAACAAGCAGCCCAGCAGGAACAACTCAAGCTGGATGCCCTAGCCGCCGCTGAAGAAGAGCGGAAGAAGAGTTCCCCTGAGTATTTCCAGACTCTCTCCGCCGAATACAAGGCAGCAGAGCAAGCAAAGAATGACCTGAAGGGTCAACTGCGTAAGGTTGTAGCTGGCTCTGAGACTGAGACAGCAGACCGTTTACACAACCAAGAAATTACCGCCCAACTCAAAGAGATGAGCCCCGGCGTTACAGCTTTGGCTGCTGAATACAACCGCCTCTTGAAGGTACAGCCCAAGGCTGAAGAGACTACAGTAACCCCTCCGGTCAAACCTAATCTGGCAGTTGGAGACATGCTGGACAACCCGTTGGGTAACTTCACTAAGGAAGAGCTTGCCAGCAGAGCCCCGACGGTTGCCAAGTACATAGATACACAACGCAAGAAAGCAGGCAAGCCTGCGCTTGATACCTATTCAATTGAAGACATCCGCAATGCAATGCCCAATCAGCTACCTGAAGCTGAACAGGCAGACCTGAGCAGTCTGATTGCAGCCAAGAGCGGACACACTGGTGAAATCACATACAAACCCACCGATGTCCTTGAGGTAGCTAAACAAAAGAACATTGATACCACTACAGAGGGTTTCAAAGACTTCCTGCGCCGTTCAACTGGAGATGCAGAGCTTGAGCAACTGACTCAGCCTCAGCTTCATTCTGCGTTTACAGCATTGTCTTCCCTGCCAAGATTTGAAGAAACCCAGATTCTTCCGCAGAAACGTAACGCTACTGACTACAGCAAAGAGCAATACGACAAGGCAGTGGCTGCTCTCCAAAAGCTTGTGGAAGACCGCAAGCTAGGCGGAACAGAGGTGGTAAAGGAAGGCGAGAAACCTATCGCCAAGCCTGTATCGATAGATGAAGCTAATCAGGTCATCAAAGACCAGACCGGCCTGAAGAATGACGCGGATGTACAGACTCTGTTCCGTGAAGCAAACCGCAATGGTGACATTGACCTGAATTCCAAAAACGAGGTTACCTATCAACAAAAGGGCGCTCAGGCCGAGTTCAACATTGAAGAAGGCACTGCTCCGGCAGAAGGTACAGGCTTTAACGTCATGCGCGACGGCAAGATGCTGTTCGCCACCAATGATGAGGCAGAGGCCACCGCCAAGGCTGAGAAGCTAGGCAAGGACGCAGCGCCCGCCATCCAGCAGATAGACAAGTCAATCAACAAGGAAAACGCCACCGTAGCTGACAGCCAAAAGGCTCTTGATGCTATGGAGGCAGAAGGCAAGTTCAATACACCGCAGTACACACAGGCAGCGGCCCGTCACGCTGGTGTTGTCGATAAAGCCAACAAGACTATTCAAAACCTGAATGCTAAGAAGCAGATGCTGCAAAAGCCTGTGACTGTGCAGAAGGCTGGCAAGCCTACCAACCGTAAAACATTCACCGTCAAAGAGAAGGGCGTTGAAGAGAAGGCATTCAACACCCGGCAAGAAGCAGAGCAGCATGCTCTGGAGAACCTGCCAGAGGAACGTTTAAATGAGTTGGCTACCCAGACCAAAGCCCCGGGGTTTGCTAACCGTTTAAAGAAGGAACAGGAACGCCGCAAGAAGCCTGTGTTGGCTCTGCCCGCTCCTAAACCTCCCGCACCCAAAGGCCCAAGCGCAGAGGCTACAGCCCTGCATGCCAAGCTCCTGCCTATGCTGCGCAAGTTTGGTCTAGGTGATGTAGCCCTCAAGATTGAAGAGGCTATGGTAGATGAAGGCTCCTATGGAGCCAGTGTCGTCACAGTGGCTTTGGACGCAGCTAACCCTGTCCGAGTCCTGCGCCATGAGACCATCCACGGTTTAAAGGACTTGGGATTCTTTACGCCCGGTCAGTGGAGGATTCTGGAGGAAAAAGCAGACAAGGAATGGACAGACAAGTACCTCAAACAACGCAGCAGAGACGGTAGTCCCCTGAAGGCGGGAGAGGAGTCCCGTTACGATGCCTACAAGAAGTACTACAAGGGCGACATGGACAAGGTGCGTGAGGAGGCCATTGCCGACGCATTTGCTGATTTTGATGTAAACGGCGCTCCCAAGGGATTGTTTGCCCAGCTTCTGGATGCGATGCGCAAGTTCTTCCGCAATCTGCGTGCTGCATTGAACGGTGCAGGCTATGAGACCGCTGAGGATATCTTTGGCAAGGTGGAGCGTGGTGAGTTGAAGGCTACCAAGGCTGCTGAGAATGAAGAGGCCAAGCCAAGCCTGCGTACAGCAGAGGAGGGTGTTCCACTCTCTACACGAGCCATCATGGAGCAGAACACTGCATTTGCTCAGAATGAGCTTGGGCTGGAGACTGTCAAGAAGAAGGGCGCTGCCAACAGCAACAATGTCCGTGACGTTGCCATTGCTTTAAACAACAAGACCCTGCAAGAGCACGGTCGGATGGATGAGAAAAATCACACTCCTGAAGATGTCCAGCGGATTGCTGACGCTATGGCTGATGAGGTTTCTTATCAACTGACAACCAAATCCAAGACCGGAACAGGCACTGGATGGTATTCACACAACTACCCCAACGCAGTCAAATTGCTGGCTGCTCGTTTTCCTGAGTTGGCTGAGAGTCAATATGCACGTTCAGTATTCTCCGCCCTTGTAGCAGTCACATCCAATGGGGAGCGGGTTGATAAGAACATCGACAACGCCATTAAACTGTATGCAGATTTGCGTACGGGTAAGCCACTGGTTGCAATGGGTAACCGCAGACCCACTGCTCTTGAAAAGAATCTTGTGGCTATCCAAGATTTGATGAATGATTATGGTGAGGCAAATTTTGAAAATGAGTTGAGGAGAGAAATTACTGTCAAGGAGATGAATGCGTTCCTGCGTAGTAAAGGTGAGAAAACCAACAATGACTACCTAGCAAACAGCAGAGTTCCAGCGGCAGCTATTTACTTTGGCCCCAAGCTGGGCGCTTTCTATGCAAACCTGTCCGGTTCAGAAGGCTACCTGACGATGGACTTGTGGTGGACTCGCTCCATCAATAGGATGCGTGGTCTCCTTATCCCTCGGGCGACTGAGGCATCGATTGATAAGTTCCGCGAAATGATGGGTATGCCTGAAGCAACCAGAGAAGAGGTTGTTGCAGCCAGCATACCGCTGCGTAACAAGTATAAGGAGTACGGCTACACAACCGAACTTGAGCACCTTGCCAAGTCTAAAGAGCCAGACACCAACGCAAAGAAACCTGCATGGACTGCAAAAGCCAAAAGGGTTGCTGGTAGCGCGTACCCACAGTTGGAGTTTGAGCACCGCCTTGAGAAGATGGCAAACACCATCCACAAGAACGAGTACGAGATGCTTGAGGAAGCGCCGTTTGGCGCTGGAGACCGCAGGTTTATGTACGATGCGGCTAAAAAAGCTCAAAGTATTCTTGCGAAAGATGGCATCAAGCTGACCCTTGCGGATATTCAAGCTGCGCTGTGGTACTATGAAAAACGGTTATACGCAAAGCTAACTGGAAGGACAGCAGATGACATCGGATACGAAGAAGCAATCATTGCGAAATCCCGAGAGGGTACTGGACGAGAGAGACCCTCTGTGGTCTTCACTGGACAACCTAACGGCGGGAATGACGGCGCAAGAGCGGTCGAGGTATCTAATCAACGCGGTCAAGGAGATGACCAAAAGCGGGCAAGCCTCCGAACAGCCATTCAATCCTATAGAGGACGCAATGAAGCAGCACCCGACTCTCACACGCGAGAAGGCTTTAGAGATGGCGAAGGAGTTCGGGTACTAGGACGAGAGTCCATTGCGGCCTACGTGCCGACAGAAGACTTCAAAAACACGGTTGGTGAGTTCAATCACAAATCCCCAACCTTCTATGAAATGAATCCTGAGGATGCTGATGCATTCAAGGACTCTATAGAGCAATCAAAATCTAGCAGCAAATACGGTGCTGCCGTAGGCGTGTACTCTGAAGAAGAGTATTCAAAAATGCGTACCTTCCTTACGAAGGATGGTAAAGCTGGATTTGCTTTAAAGAACAATGATATTGTTTCTGTGTTCACTTCTCCAGAGCACAAAGGCGCTGCCTCATCTATTTTGCAATTAGCTGTCCAAGAAGGCGGCAGAAAATTAGATGCATTTGATACTATCCTCCCTCAGATTTATTATGACAATGGCTTTAAAGTAACCGGAAGAAGCGCATGGAATGAAGAGTACATTCCAGATAACTGGGACAAAAAAACATTCCAAGAGTTTAATAATGGTGAGCCTGATGTTGTTTACATGGTCTATGACCCTGAAAATGATACGCCTCCATCTGTTAAATCTCCTGACCAATACTTTGAAGACTATGACGACCTAATCAAAGCTCAGGACGATGCTGTTGAAAAATACTTTAACGAGGGCGTAGGATATGGAACTAAGGAACAAAATCAAAGAGCTAGAGAACTCAAAGCCGAAGCAGAGCGACTTCCCAAGCAAGGAGGAGTACGAAGAAGCGTACGGTTATTGGATGACGAGACAAGGGCAAAGTATCCCTATGTTGAGGAGCCTGTTGAAGGGCTCCCCGCAAAAGCAAAAGTCGATGGAGTAGAGGTCACCTTTGGCCCCTATGTCCCGGCACGGGAAGCCGCTATTCTTCACGCAGAGAAATCGGGTATTCCCTATCGGCAGCAGGCAAGCTACTACAAGATAGACCCAGCCTTCTCCAAGAGGTTGGCTGATGCATTCTTGCAGATGAAGGACAACCCGTCAGCGCCAGAGGTCAAAGCTGCTTACGATGCTTGGGCTGATGAGACCATTGCTCAATACAAGGCAATGCTCAAGACCGGCATCACTATTGAGTTCATGCCCAACAACAGAGACCCCTATGGGAATCCGCGCAACGCCATACTTGATGTAATAAACAATAACCATCTGTATGTCTTCCCTGCTGATGGTGGGTTTGGCTCGGCAGCAATCACTGAAGAGCAGATTAAGAAAAACCCCGCACTAGCCCTGACGGACATTATGATTTCCGGCAGACCAGCTAGGGTGGTTGAAGTATTTAGAGCAACGCATGACTTCTATGGTCATGTCAAGGAAGGCTTTGGCTTCAGGGCAGAGGGAGAGGAGAACGCATTCCAGTCTCATGTCCGCATGTACTCACCTCTTGCAGCGAGAGCTATGACTGCTGGAACTCGCGGTCAGAATTCAGTGGTTAACTTTGGCCCCTACGCAGAATTCAACAAGACTGCGTCTGGAGAAGAGACTAAGTATGCAGACCAAAAGATTGGTCTACTGCCCCAGTGGGCTACCGATACAAACATCACCCCAGATGTTCGCGCCAGCTTGCGCACTGCACCACAGACTGCTGAGTTTAAACAGTGGTTTGGTGACAGCAAGGTTGTAGACGCTAATGGCAATCCCAAGGTCATGTACCACGGTACAGCCCGAGACATTACTGCGTTTAAATCTAAGCAGGCCGGGGCTATTTTTCTTACGGAAGACCCAGAATTTGCGGGTAAGTTCAGCAACATGTCTGTTGACTGGATGGCAAGCCATGCTGAAGAGTTTTTGACTCCTCAGCAGATGAAGGATGCAGTCCAGCTTGCAATCAAAAATGTCAAGTCAGAATACGGCAAGACCAAAACGTCTGTAAGCATTATTAAAAGTCTTCAATCCGACAAGCCTGTTGGTGAAGCTGCGGATAGGCTTGTAGAGGCATACAAAGAGATGCTGCCTAGCGGGCCAAACATTGTCCCTGCATACGTGAAGGCAGAGAACCCGTTTGACTATGCAAATTCTGCACATGTCAACAAAGTTGTTGCTTCACTCAAGGACAATGTAGGCGACTATCCCATCATGCTTGGCGATGGAAGAATGGTTCGCTACAAAGACATTGGCCCCGTTATCAAGGTTGGCAATTGGAACGCCATTGAAAGTGAAGATGTACAGCAAGCTATCAAAGATGCTGGGTTTGATGGTTTCTACATACTTGAGCAAGGTCGTAAAAACCTAGCCGTCTACGAGCCAAGCCAAATTAAGTCTGCCACCGGCAATGAAGGTACATACGATATCAACAACCCTGATATTCGCAAGAGCCTGCGAACAGCACCGGACTGGGTTCCTCAAAACATTTGGGATTTGCATGAAAAAGTAAACCGTGCAGAGGATTTGGCCTCGGGTCGTGTTGCCAGTGACTTGCGTCCGCAAGACCTAAAGCGCGAACAAACAATGTCATTCCGCAGATTAAACAAAGCGGTAGAAGATTACGTTGGCAAAGACTTTAACAAAGTAAACGCACTAATGGTGCGGATGAACGAAGAAACTGGTAGGCGTGAACGTGAACAAGAAAACCGCGAACCAGCCCGTGCCAGCCTACGCACTAACGTCAAGAAAGATATAAGCAGTATGCCCAATGGCGCAGCCATCTTGGCTACCATGAGCAGGGTCACTCCTCCACGGGAGACTAAGGGATTCGCAGAGCGAATCACCAACGCCTTAGCACCAGAGGCATTTAGTTACATTCGTCAAAACTTCCTTGACCGTTATAACCGTTTAAACGATTACGACAAGATGGTCGCCAAGCAAATGGGCGGCATTGAACTACTAGCAGACCAAAGCGCACATTGGGCATCTTTGAACTCTGATATGGCTGCTGGTGTTACAGCGTCTGCATTGGGTGTTGGCGACCGCATGGGTGGTACTGTAGTACTGAAGAATGGTTATTTCACCGTCAGTACCCTGAACGGTACTGTCAAAGGTCTTGTGGAAATCATCTCTCCGTTGGCCCGCCACGGTGACCCTGACATCTACCGGTCGTATCAAATTTGGAGTGCAGCCAAACGGGGAACACGACTAAGCCGTGAGGGTCGCTTTGAGTTGATGACTCCACAAGAAATCAAAGATGCGCTGACATTGGAACAAAAGTATCCCGAGTTTGTTGACGTTCAGAAGGAATGGATTAAATTCAACAACGGCATAGTCAAGATGCAAGTAGATGCAGGCATCATCACCCAAGCAGCCGGTCAAGAGTTTATGAAGTACTCAGACTACCTTCCGCTGTACCGTCAGATGGATGGTGAGAATACGCTTGGCCCAAGCATCTATCAAAGCATTGCTGGAGTTAAAGCTCCCAAAACTCTAACGGGTAAAGGCACTGGCCCTATTGAGGACTACCTTGAGACCATTGTCCGTAACACTCAAGCTGCCATTCAGGCAAGTATGAAAAATGTTGCAGCCAAGAAGGCTGTAGAGAACGGAATGATATTGGGGATGGTTACAAAGCTCCCTGCGGTTTCCTCTTCACCAGACACTATCACCATTCTGGAGAATGGTAAGAAGGTGTCATATCAATGCGCAGACAAGCTCTGGGTTGAGGCCGTCAGCAGTTTAAATCTGCCAGAACTACCGTTCCTCAGCATTCTGGCAAAGCCCGCTGATATCCTCCGTACCTTGGTCACCAAAGACCCCGGATTCATGCTTGCTAACATGATGCGTGACTCTGTATCTGCGTACATCACCAGCGGTGCAAACATCAATCCAGTTGTCTCCACCGTCAAGAACTTTGGCGATGTAATGATGCACCGCTCACCAAGCTACCAAGCCTTGCTCAATGCAGGTGTATTGGGTGGATACGAGTTTTCTCGCAATGTGGAAGCTGGAGCAGAGGCTCTTGCCAAAGACCTCCGTAAGAAAACTGGAACCCAGAGCGGGGCAGAGAAACTGTTTAAACCATTTACCGGTGTCTGGGACTTCCTTGAGCATGGAACTGGAGCATCCGATGCTGCAACACGCATAGCTGTCTACGAGTCCACCTTGAAGGAAACTGGCAACGAAGCAGAAGCTATCCGTCGCGCTTTGGAGGTGATGAACTTCAACCGCAAGGGCAGGTCTGCCGTAGTTCGTATTGCAGCCGCTGCTATCCCGTTCTTGAACGCCCGTGTCCAAGGCTTGGATGTGTTCTTCCGCGCAGGTGTGCGTCCGTTCTACGACAAGAACGCCACTGCTTACGAGAAGCAGGTTCAAAAGGCTATGCTGATTCGTGGTGCAACTCTCATGGCCTTGAGTACTATGTACGCCGCAGCAGTCATGGGCGACCCTGATTACGAGAAGCAAGAACAAGAGACCAAGGACAATTACTGGCTCATACCCTCATTGGGTATCAAGCTACCCATTCCATTTGAGGTGGGTACGTTGTTTAAAACAATCCCAGAACGTATCTATCGCTACTACTACGGCGCAGATACATCCAAGGACTTGGCTGACTCCATGAAGCGGGCGCTGCAATCCACGTTTGCGTTTAACCCTGTACCGCAGGCAGTAGCTCCGTTGATGGAAGCTCGGGACAACTACTCAGTGTTTACACAACGTCCTATTGTCAGCGAAGCAATGAAGAATATTGCTCCTGAGTACCAAGTCAACGCAAGCACTAGCAAATTTGCTGAATTCCTTGGGAAGCAGACCGGCACATCTCCCATCATGCTTGACCATATATACAAGGGCTACACAGGAACGATGGGCACTTACCTATCTGATGTGATGGATGCGGTCTACAGCGCCGGTAGCGACAACCCCAAGGCATCCCAGCGGTTTGAACAGACTCCCGTATTAAAACGGTTCCTGCTTGACCCTGAAGCAAGGGGTCAGGTCAGTGCCTTCTATGACCTGAAGCACTCAGTTGACCAGACCGTGCGGACAGTCAATCTACTGGAGAAGCAAGCCAGCCCTGACCTTGCAGGATACGTAAACGAGAACATCTCCATGCTTGGGGTGAAGAAGTATGTATCCTCGGTAGATACCCAAATGCTGAAACTAAATGCTCAGGCTGCAATGATTCGTTCTACACCAATGCCCGCAGATGAGAAACGCAAGATGCTGGATGAGATTGCCAAGACTCAAGATATGCTAACTAGTAGCATTCAGCTTGTTAGGAAGATGGCACAACCGTAAGATGTCCATTCTCAAAAAGCCACCCTATAGTTTTGCGGTGAGCATCTTCCCAGATGTTTAAACGTTCTTCTCGGGTGAGCTTGGAGCCTTGGTCAATTTCGTAGTGGCAGTAATGGCATAAGGCTGCGATACGGTAGTCTGCTGCCTTGAGGCTCCGGCCCTTGCCGTCACGCATCTGATTGGAGTGGGCAGCTACCACAGTGCCATTCTGTATCCCACATTGCTGGCAGGGCGCTTCCCGCACAGCCTTCAGAAGTTTGTCATTTCTGTACGTCACGCTTTACTTTCGTTGGCTTGATAGACACCAGACCATGACCAACGTTTAAACGTTCAACCATGAACTCGTCCGCAAGCACAAACGCTTTGGGAAGGGTACTGGCATCAGGGCCATTGCGCATCACCAAGCCACACATAGCGAACATAGCCGCTAGGTCTCTGAGGTTTTCTTCGTGTTCATTCATTAGTTGAACCTGTCTTTGGACGGCATGTCTTGAGTGATGATTTCGTACATATGTGTTTGCGCACTAGCCAGTGCATACATTACCTCCTCTGTAGTCATGTTGATAGCTGCAATACCTGATGAGTCATCATTGTCAAAAATTAACGCAATCTTGTAGCCCTCCTTTTTCGCAAATGCTTTTAACATCATGTGCGTGTAAACAGAAAGAGAGCGCCTGTCTTCTTCGTCTATGTTTTTAATCAACGCTTCAACAGATGCTTCAGTTATTAACTCTCTTTTCATATTGCTTCCTTGTTGGTCGTGGGCAATCTTCGGGAACTTTGACTATGCAGTACACAGCTTGAGTTCTGTTTGGCCTATGAGAGATATACCATCTATCAATATAAACATCCTCCATGCTGCGTAAAGTTTTCCTTATGTAGTCTCCGTCAACTCCTGTTTTCTTTATCAACTCATTAACAGTCAAGCCATCCAAGTTATCAAGAAGTGTCTCTCTAAGGATGGGTTTGATTTTTCTGCGAATCATCAGTAACGATTCAGTGGAGTCATCTTACGTAAAAATCCCGAATGGTTAATGGGAGCTCTAGGGGATGCTGGCTCGTCATAAAACAATCTATCTGCCAGTGTTTGAGGAGAATGAAACTTATTCGGGCATTCAAATTTAATCTGCCTGATAGTTTCCTCAAGCTTTGGATTCTCCAAAACATAATCCTCATTCTCAATGCGCTTTTGGTCAACCGCGTCCTTGAGCATTTGCTGGTATCTAGGTTCAAGCATGGCTAGTATTCCCATAGGTTGTGTTTGATTTTTCCTTGACATGGCGCAAAGCTGCATACATCAGCCGTGCGTTGATGATTGCTTCCATCGTGCAGGTGAGAGCCTTGTCTAAGTCTTGTTCAAGGAATGCGTTATGGGCATCCTTTAAACCTTGCTCTGCTCTCATGCAAGGAAGTGCGTAGTCAATAATTTGTTCAGTCATGGTTCATGGCGGTAATCGCCCATCCTAGTTCGTTAATCTTCGGGGTTTTTTTCTTGAGAATCTTCTGTGCCTTGAGATAGTCAGACTTGTACTGAACAGCCCGCTGGTAGCTGCCGCCAATCACAGAAACAGGAACCCGCTTCATAGCCTCAGCCAAAGCCTTCTTCATCCTGTCTATCTGTTCTTTATCATCAATCATTTGCGTTCTCCTGTGACTGCATTGTCCATGAGAAACCATTGATTTCTGCATGATGACAATTTATAAAATTGACACCATATCTTCTTCACAAACAAAATAAACTTTCATAAAATTAACACAAAATGATGTTAGATTCCGCCAAACTTTTTGGAGTCGTTATGCAGGCTAAAGTTTCCAGAGAAGAGTTCATCAACATCTGGAGCCGTTTTGGCTCTGCTTCAAAGGTAGCAAAATGTTTAGATGTTTCTGAGCGCTCTGTCCTCAATCGCAGGCGAAGGATTGAGCAAGACACAAATCAACCGCTCATCAGTTTGGATAACAGGTCACAGGCATATTCAAATGTTCAGCCCATCCAAACATCACTCAACAAGATTGAGCTTGGCATACTGAACCAAACCGTCATCGTCTTCAGTGATGCGCATTTTTGGCCCGGAGAATACACCACCGCTTACAAGGGTTTGCTGTGGGCAATCAAGGAATTGAAACCTCATGTGGTCATAAGTAACGGAGATGCATTTGATGGGGCCAGTATTAGTAGGCATGACCCGCTGGGCTGGTCAAAGACACCAACCGTCATAGAAGAGTTGAAGGCAGTGCAAACCCACTTGGGTGAAATTGAAGAAGCTGCCAAAAAAGCCCGCCACAATGCAAAGCTGTTGTTTACATGGGGTAACCATGACACCAGATTCGCCAACAAACTAGCTTCACAGGCCCCGCAGTATCGAGACGTTCAAGGGTTTAAACTACAAGACCACCTTCCTGCATGGGAGTTTGCTTGGTCGGTTTTGCCCACAAGCCAATGCATCGTTAAGCATCGATACAGGTCTGGTATTCACGCAGCACACAACAACACGGTCAATGCAGGAATCAGTATTGTTACCGGTCATCTACACTCGCTGAAGGTCACGCCATTTGCCGATTACAACGGTAACAGATATGGTGTAGACACTGGAACCCTAGCAGAACCCTATGGCCCGCAGTTTGATTATGGCGAGGGTAACCCGCTGAACCACCGGTCTGGGTTTGCGGTTCTGACATTCAAGGATGGTAAGCTTTTGTGGCCTGAGCTAGTTCACAAGTGGAGCGAGACTCAGGTTGAGTTTCGTGGACAAGTTATCAACCTATAGGAGTTTTCTCATGTACAAGTTTATGATGATTTTTAGCAACTACGCCGCAATGGAAGACGACGAGTTTGAAGCGTTCGTTGACTGCTTTGATGAAAATGAAGAATACTTCTATGACGAGGACGCAGAATGCTACTGCTGGTACGACGAAGAGTATGACGCATGGTACTGGCTCAACGAAGAGACCAACGAGTGGCTCTTGGTTGAAGAAGAGTCTGAAGACGAAGAAGATGAAGAGGAAGCTGAAGAAGCTTAATTTGGGTAAATCATCAGCATGGCATCCTGAACAGATGCCTGAATCTTCTCTATGACCTGCTCAAAAGGCAGGTCATATTTTTTGTGCTGACGAAGCACCTCATTTATTTCATTCAAAGCCTGCCAAGCATAGCCCGAGTGAATAGACTTGATGGCTTCTTCTGCATCATCAAAGGTTGCGCTAATCTTCATTCTGCACCCTTATTTCGTTTAAAGCTATATCTACCTCGGCCTGCGCCACCATGCCATCTTCATACCCTCTTGCATAAGAGTTTTGCTCCATTGCAATTAGCTGGTTAATCAGCCGCTGCTGGATGTCGCATATCTTTGTCAGGCTATCTAAAGCCAAATCTCGCTTGCTCATGTTTCTTCCTTTGGTTTAACGTTAACTTCTTCGGATGCACCGATGTGGTACACATTGCCATCTTCGTCTGTACACACGCTGTACATCCCGTCGATGTGATGGAACTTCAACTCCAGCCCATTGCTTAGCACAATCATGCTGTTTCTTGGCACGTCATATAGCTTCATGTGTTCTTCTCCTTCAGCTTAGCTTCAATGTCCCTAACCATTTCCAATATGGTTGAACGCCCAGCCCCTGTCTGCCAATCTTCCCAGTCCCAATAGGCTTGAGTCTCCTCATCCGTCAGCCCTACCCACGGCTTCTTGTAGACCTGTATATCGTCATCATCTTCAATCATTGTTTTGCTCCATTGTTCACAGTTGTTTACGCTTTTAAGTCCCAGTGCATTTGCCACGGCTCGGTCAAGTGCGGCAGTCATGCCCCCTCCTGTGGTGGTGTGCAGGTATGGATAACGGTCAAGTCCTTTGTGCGCTTGCCGCAGCGTTCGCAGAAGTTCCACTCCCGCCCAGCTAGTGCTGCTTTGAAGTCAGCCACAAAGTCAATGGCTTGCAACCCGTACTCATCAAGTATTGCTTTGATGCCCGCCCATTCCGATGGCGGCTCCTGCGCTACGCCGCAATCACACGGCCCCGCAGGGTACGCTGGCCCGTTATGTACCGCACAGTCTGACCAATGCAACTTGTCCGCAACCATCTGCCGCTTGGCTTGGAAGCCGCCTTGTCTACGCTCAATTTCTTCAAACGCTTCGTCTTCAGGTGTCTTCATAACAAACTCCATATAAATGCAACTAATCCAATGCCAACAAAAAACAAAATGAAGATAACGAACGCTACAAAAAATAACGTAACCATCAAGTCTTCATCTTCTTCGTTCATTTTTCTCTCGCCTTCAGCATTGCGTTTGCCAAACAATACGCTTCGCTTGTAAGTTCTTGGTCTGTCGGAAGGTAAATCCCTTTTGCACCGGCATAATAAATAAAACTCTGTATAACCAGCCCAACGTAGTGGTCACGCAAAGTCATATCCTTTGCATAGCCGCCTGTCTTTTGCATCCATGTGGGGTCGATGGTTGTGGTGTCTTCTTTCATGCTTGCTCCTTATTGCATGTCGATGTTGGGGAGGATGGTGGATGGTTTAAATATCACGCGGTAGTGGTAGACGCTGGCCTTGCTTGGCTCCATCTGCTCAACGAAGTAAGTCACGTTGTCAGACAGTCCGAGAAAGTGCTTCTTGTACGCATCAGGGCCAACTTTGCAGGTGATGGACAGTTCGCGGTTCTTGTCGTAGTTGCCCAAGGAACACAGACCTTCTACAGTCAGCATGTAGTCACCCGTGATGCCGTTGTAGAACACAATGCGGCGCGTCACCTCAAAGCTGTCTGCTGCCTTGGATAGATTGCGAGATGCAACGTCTGCTGCTGAATTGCAGCCTGACACTAGATAGCCAACAGCCATCAGTGCGAGTGTAATTTTTAATGCTTTCATGCTTGCTCTTTCATTTCGTTGAGGCGTTCCTGCAACCGCAAAATGCGGTCTGCGTTGTAGCAAACCATTGCATGGGCGTACTCCCGCGCAGACTCGGCCTCTAGCTTGGCCCGCTGCGCTTGCACCAGTTCTCGCGCTGCCATCTCCAGCGGGGATGGAGTGGTCATCAGTCGTTTAAATGCGCCAATCATCTGCACTCCTTGTTCTCAGCTTCAATTCTTAATGCTTCCGCCATCACCAACTCAAGCGATGAGCCAGCCACTCGGTGGAAACCAATAGGCGTGTCGGGATACCACTGCAACTCCCATACATCATCGGTTTCAATGCACTTCTGCATGTCTTCAGGGGAGATGAAAAACTCGGCGTGGTAATACTCTTTAGGCTTCTCATACACATCACGGTGTGGGTTGTGCGACAAGTACAGACCGCATTTATGTTCAGGAAATTTCATTTGCACTCCTTGGTGAACATAGATGCCACGGTGTGGCACTTAGGTTGATAGGTGGCATAGCCCATGTAAAACCCCGCTACGATGATGGTGGAGCACAGCCCAATCAGGGCAAACAGGTCAGCTAGTAATTTCATCTTCTGCCTCCTTGGATGTCCAAGAGTCATCTTGGCGTTTCTTGCTTATCCAAAATCCGTCTGCGTTTACACTCATTCCCAGACCCAGCATTTCCTCTGGAGTTCTGCACCGGCGGTTTACTCCGTGGTCTCCCGTTCGGTGCATGTCAAACGGTGTATCACTGTTGAAGTAGGCTTTACAGCCTTGGCACTGGTTGCGTCTTCCGGTCAGAATCTTCATGGCTACACTTTCATGGTATGTTTAAACAACTCAGAGGCTATCAAGTCACTGAACGATTGACCGCTAGGAAATCGCATCTGAGCAGCGGGAAGAGCCTTGACAAGAATGTCAGCCTGAGTGAGTCCATCGTTGAACCCACACAGGTATGGCTGCTCGTCTCCGTTAAGGCGCATCACAATGCCCTCTCGTACCACCGCAGCCATCGTCATCTTCTTGGACTTGGCAAACTTCTTCAGCCGCTTGTGCTCGTCCTCTTCAAGGTATGTCATAAAGGGCATCAGCTTCTTCTTAGAAGGGTGTTGCATTAAGTTTCCATTCTTTATATTCAGACATAAGGTCATCAAACAGTTGCTTGGCGTTTACACTGCCATTCAATTCCGTGCGGGATTGGATATCGCAGAGATTGCATAGCAAAGTAGCTGTTTGGTCTTCTGTCAGAGGTTGCTTGTTGTTGCCATAAGACTCAGTCATAAACTGCTGAAACTCAGGCAGTCGGCACAGCATTCCAGCTTGCTGTACACGATTGACGTACTCTGTGGGTGATTCGTCATCTTGCAGACGAACCATCACACAGGCGTATCGTGACCCAACGAAATCTCTAAGAAGCTCCTCAGGGATTTCATCGGGGTGCAAGGCCAGCGTCAAAACAAAACCTGTACGGTCTTGCTTCAACGCCACCTTCCGGCATTCAAACTGAAGCGGCATCTTTCCAAGCCTCTTTGAGGTTGGACTCAAGATAGCTGATGATTGCTTGCATACCAGCCATATCAGTGTGGTAACGTTCATCTGACCGCACAAGCGCATCTCGCAAAAGACCAACTCTGGCATTTGCAGACTCAAGTTTAGCCTTTAAACGGGATGGATTGGATACAGGACGACCAACCGCTTTGGTCTTCTTAGCTAATGTTTTCTTGTTCTTAGCTCCAGCGGGACGACCACGCTTCTTAACGGGCGCAGCCACTTCAGGGGTTGCAGCTTGCTCAGGGGTATTTTCAAAAGACATCTTTATTTCCTTCTGCCCATTTATACCAACGGGCGATAATATTTTTCAAATCATCAAATGAAGACCCAATTAACTGGAGTCTTCCTCTTGGAGTAACCCACCTTACGTCGGTCACTATGGTCTCATCATCAGTGTTACCTGAGATGATTAGTACTATGAATTGGGACTGCCTAGCTAAACTTTTCAGTAGCATCAACTGCCCATAACTCATCTCCTCACCGCTACGCTTCCACTCACCGACTAAAAAACAATCTCTTCTCTCAAGAATCATGTCCAAATCTGATGGAAGAAACTTGGGGTTACTGGGTATGATTCCAGCAAACCCATTGAAGTCAATATGAGAAGCGTTTAAACTTCTCATCAACCTCAAAACGGCAAATCTTCTTCGGGGAAATCAGGCTCTTGTGGAGCCGGTGCTGGCTGGTCTTGTGGAACCCAGCGGTTAACAGACAAAGACAGGTAGGTCTTGCCGTTCTTGTCAATGCGCTTCCATCCACTCAGCTTGACCACAGTCAGGCCGTTCTCCATCTTGATGGCAGTCATGTCATCCATGTTGATGTGAAGGTCACCCCAGTAGTCAGGCGCTGATTCTTTTCCCTTGCTGAGGGTTGCTTTCAATGTTCCCGAATCGGGCTTTGCTTGATACGGTGTGTCGTATTTCATTCGTTATCCTTTTTGATGAGAGATTGTTTGAGTTCAGAGAACTTGGTAAGCACCCGTTTGTAAAGCTCAGGGTGTGTTTGCTTTAATGAGTCAAGCTGTAGATGATTCTTGCCCCAAAAACCTTGCAACTGCTCCAGTGACTGGCAGATGTGTGTGTACTCAATCATCCCGTCTGCAAATAATTGACGGGACGCATCACTGTTGTCCCACTCAGTGACCTCGTCAGGCTTAGGCTTGCGCTCCACCTTCTTCACGACAGGCTTGGGCTCAACCTTCACAGCCTCAACTTTCTCAGGCTCAGGGGTAGCCCCATCATCCTCCGGTGCGCCTTCCCCAGCGTAGATGTACAGGCCCAAACCATGCATGGCAATAGCCTTGACAAGGCAGCGCATGATTGATGTGTTTACATCAAATGCGTTGGGTGTAGTGATGGGCTTGTTGCGGTAGTCCAGCACAGGCAGCATGCAGGTCACGGGTTTGCCAAACATGGTGACGGTCACCCACACCATGAAAGAACCACCGACCATCATCAGCGGTGTACCGTCAAACATCTCGACCTTGAAGTTGACCGCAGGGTCAGCCTTCAATGCCTCACCCCATGCACCTGCCCATGACAGGTAGGTCAGACCGTTCTTCTTCTCGGTGTACTCGTTGACGTTCCACTTGAGTAGGTCAACTGGGCCTAATACATAGTCATTCATTGCGCTCTCCTTCATATTGCTTGCACCACTTGCTAACCCCGCAATAGTCCCCAACACAGCGGCGGGGCTCTCCGAGTCTGACTTCAACATATCCGTTTTCCTTTACTGCCATCTCTTTGGCTTCATCTGCATCGGTTAATACACGAATCGCAGTCTTGCGACCCTCTCTCTTTACGGCAAATGTCGTCTCCGACATCCAGCGTTCTTGGTCGGAGCACCGTGGCAGGTCATCTCCGAAAGCAACCGTGGCCTTAGCCATACGGTGTACGTTTAAACGGTCTCTTACAAAGGTCTCGCATTGCGTTGCAGACCACATGGGGATATCAACCACAACGATGGATGAATCAGGGTAGTTCTCACCGCGCCCGTTGTTTGACCAGTCACGCAGGAACGCACAAATCTTCAGGGCCTTGACGTTGCGCTGTTTGACGGTCTCTACCAGCCACTTGTACATGTTGAGTTGCTCAACCCACTCAACCTTCTCGTTCATCACAGACCACACAGAGGTGACCTTGTAGTCCCAAATAATCACGCCTTCTGAGGTCTGCTCTTGGATGTCGATTGCCCCACTGAGGGTGGTTCCATCCACTTTGGCAAAAAGACGCTCTTCAGAGATGCAGTTCTCAGGCATGTCGGCCTCTTCCAAGACCTTGTGCATGGCAGTTCCCATCATGGTGAACATCTTGTCTGCCACATCCATCTCCATCTCGCCTCTGTACTGTTCGCGTAACAGTGAGACTTGAGGAGGGGTCAATAGACCCGTCACGCTATACTCGCTTGCGCCTTTCGTGTAGTCATCTCTAGAGAGAGCCCTCACGATAGCTTCAGGTAAATTGTGTTTGTTGGTAATCTTCATTGCTTCTCCAAGGTGGTTTATGTTCCCTGACTCTAATGATAGTGATTGTATAACAAAAAATCAAGCACTATCAAAAATTATTTTTGGCGAACCTGCGTCAAAATCTAACAGTCGCCGTCTCGTCCACTTCGGAGGGATGTCTCGTCTGATAAAGAGCAAGAAAGCCCTCAGCTACAAGGAAGTTTTCCTGCAACAATGGGAGCCAATAACCCCACTACTGACAGGGGATTTAGCCATCACGATGCACATCTACTACGCATCACGCCGTCCTGATTTGGATGAAAGTCTTATCTTGGACTTGATGCAGGGTGTGGTCTATGAGAACGACCGTCAGGTCAAAGAGCGCCATACGTATTGGCATCTTGACCCTGAGTCCCCAAGGGCAGAGATAGAGGTCTCCTGCATCCCTGAGGTAGCGCCAAAAAAGAAGCCCCGCAAGGGGTTAGCCGAGCGGGGCAAATAGAGAAGCAAATGACCCCGGGGAGGACGGGGCAGGTGCATTGTACATTTAAACCTGAGCTAGGGTAAGTCCCTACCCAACTGTTCGCATCCCGTTGTATGATTGTGGGGTTGGTGAATGCGTAGGCTGATACGCAAGATGACCTGCTGGATACAGGCCTTAATGGAATCACTGTTTGAAAGCCAGCAAGCTGGGGTTCAGCGCCAGCCACCAACAATTTAAACGCATGGGGATTGTGGTTCGCCGATACTAGAACCATCCTTGCAAGGCAGTCCCCAGCCGTTTATGTTATAGTGAAGTTGTTGTCGTCGAAAGCAACAAGTGAAAGCCGTTACACATGCATTGGCCTCTGGGGATACTCGGAGGTTTCGACCCAGTGCAGTTGTAACGGCTTTTTTCGTTTTCGACTCCGACCGGACTCCATCCGTTAGCAAGGGTTCAACCTGACTGCGTGGAAGAAAAGGGTTACACGGTAAGCGTAAAGGCGCGGGGCAACTACCCTCAACAATCCGTGGTGCTGGTCTAAGCTGCAAGCACAGGGGTTAGGGCAACCTAACATGCAGATGCCGTAAGGCGGTGAAACCAATCCCTCTCGTCCTCTTTACTGGGGAAGGGGGGTCTTTGGGTGAAATTATGTATTGCCCGCCCAAGCGGGCTAAGGACAGGGAGTCACGGGGTTTATCATAGGAGAAGCAAATGGCAAAGACATACGACATCAAAGAGTGTCTCCACTGCAAGAAAGAATTTGAAGCCAAGCGTAACGGTCAGCAATGCTGCTGCATCGATTGTTTTGTTGCTTGGTGTAAGTCAGTAGCTGAAAGGAAAAACAATGGCTAGAGATTACAAGCAAGAGTACAAGACCCAAAAAGAACGGGGCGAACTCCCCGACCGGATGGAACGACAGAGAGCAAGACGCAAGCTAGACGCAGAGGGAGTCTCCCGCAAAGGCAAGGACGTAGCCCACGTCAAAGCCTTGAGCAAGGGAGGGTCAAATGCTACTGGCATCAAGCTGGAATCACCCAGCAAGAACCGGTCTTTTAAACGCAGGTCGGACGGCAGCATGAAATGATTGCAGAAGCAATCGCTCAGTCAAACAATGCAGGGCGCATAGTCTGCCCGTACTGCTCCTCCGACAGGAAGAAGTCCAACATCAAGGACATGACTGTTACCGTTCAAACAGACGGTGCAATCCTCTACCACTGCCACCATTGCTCTGCCAATGGTTCTCTTCAACCTCAAAAAACGCAGCCCAAGCTGTACAAGGTCAAGCAAATGCCCGTCGCCATAACAGTAGAACAATCAGCACTCAAACCCTACCACTACGAATACCTAGCCACTAGAGGAATCTCACCATTGACCGCAGACAAGATGGGTCTTTTCGGTGCAGACAAGTACTTTGCCAAACTGGAGAAGAACTCAGATTCCATAGCATTCCCTTACTACCGAGAAGGCAAGCTGGTTGCAGTCAAGTACCGCAGCTTCCCCGAGAAAGCGTTTACACAAGACTCCGGTGGGGCGCATGACTTCTTTGGGATTGATAACCTCGTGAAGGGTGAGCCCATTGTCATTGTTGAAGGAGAGATTGATGCCTTGACCCTCATGGAGGTAGGCATACCCAACGTAGTCAGCGTCCCATCAGGCGCTCCCATCAAGGTGGCAGATGGCAAGTCTCTGCCCAGTGAAGACAAGCGTTTCTCCTATGTATGGAATGCTTCAGACTATTTAGATGCAGCCCCGTATGTCATCCTAGCCACAGACCAAGACACCGCAGGACAAGCCCTAGCTGAGGAGTTATCAAGACGAATAGGAAAAGAGAAATGCAGACTTGCCAAATTCACAACCAAGGATTTGAACGAACTCTATCTCAACGACCCCGCACGGAATACTAATGAATACGACCCCGCACGGACTATCAAGGATGTCCTCGACGCAGCATCCCCGTACCCTATCGCTGGCCTGAGCAGCGCCGAGACCTACGCAGACCGTTTAAACGACCTTTACAACAAGGGCTCAGGGAAAGGGTTCAGCACCGGATACGGGTCAGTCGATAACATCTACACCGTAGCACCGTCTCAGTTGACGGTGGTCACCGGATACCCCTCGTCGGGTAAGTCCAACTTCGTTGACCAAATTATGGTGAACCTTGCGCGGAATGAGGACTGGAAGTTCGCCATCTGCTCGTTTGAGAACCAGCCCGAGATTCATATCTCTCGTCTCATGGAGTTGTATACCAAGCGCCGATTCTTTGATGGCAAAGACCGCATGACAGAGACTGAAAAGGAACGTGCGTTTAAATGGGTTAACGACCACTTCGTATTCATCGACCACGGCGGGGATGAACCCTCAACCATTGAGTCCATCCTCGACCGAACCAAGGCAGCGATACGGCGCATGGGTGTACGGGGCATGGTCATCGACCCCTATAACTACATCGACCTGAAGCACAACAGCACAGAGACAGAGGCCATCTCGTCCATGCTATCCAAGGTGCAGAAGTTCGTTAAGACAAACGATATGCATTGCTGGTTTGTGGCTCACCCGTCCAAGATTCAGCGCTCAGGGGTGGAGCAGCCCCGACCGGACGGCATGAGCATCGCAGGGTCTATGGCATGGTGGGCAAAGACCGACTGCGGTATCACCGTACATCGCAAGGAAGGCTATGTAGAAATCTCTGTGTGGAAGTGCAGACACCGCTGGGTAGGCACTCAAGGGGAGACAACCCTGCTCTACAACAAGACCGCAGGAACATACAGTGAAGTGCTGGACGCATTCTGATTTAAACAGTGGGCTCACCAGATGAGCCTGCTACCAGATGCCTTGCTTGACAGTTGCGTTTAAACGTAGTCCTGCTTAATCACACAGCAAAACGGCAATAAGTACTGCGCGTATTGACAAAACAAAACAATAGAAATTTGGTGCGTTTAAACAATAATGCGTAGACCAAAAAAAAGGACTGGTGGTTAGCCAGTCCTTGTGTGGTTATCGTTTAGCGGCAAACACTGCACCGTGAATGGTGCTGAATGAACCTACATGATGCCAGCCCTCGTCACTGACCCGTGCGACCTGCCAGCCCACATTCCAGTAGATGAACCGACCCCTTGTGGGGGTCTTGACCAGTTCAACCAGCAGAGGGTATCGGGCCTGAGCAAGACGGGCATTCGGGCAGTCCTTGACCTTAGCCCTCGTGAACACGGGATGCAATCGATTGAAACCGCGCCTGATACTCAGGCTCCAGCGTCAGATATGCGTCCTCTAGCAGTTCCATCAGGTCAGGTGCAACCGAACAGAGACGCGCATTCCTACGTTGGGCAGTAAGGTTCAACGACACACTGGTGCAGTCCGCGACCAGCACCGCCCCAAAGGCGGTATCAGTCCATACGGTTGTACCCTTGGAGCCTGTCACGTTGGTGGTGTACCAGCTACTCATTGAATGCGCTCCCAACAACACGGTCAAAGTGAATGCGGGTATTTTCAATGAACCCTGCAATGTGAATCAGCGGATGGTCAGTCATTGCACCCCATACCGTGATTTCATTATCCTCGTCCCCGCTCGTCAGGGTCAAAATAATATCCTCGTAGGACATAGTCTCAGGATAGTCGGATAGCCATTCATCCAGCGCAAACTGTTCGCCGTAGGTCAGGTGGGGTATCTGTTTCATACTGCCTCCTCTGTAGGGTATTTCACACCATCAACATGAAACCGAATGTTTGAATCAGTCACCGACTGGACAAGGATAGAAGGAATCTTTCTACCCTTTGCCGCCCAATCCTCAATTGCAGATTTAATATAAGACTCCGCATCGGAGGCAGACTGCGCGTGAACATGGACGGTGAACGTCACCGCATACACATTGACCGCACCAGCCCGCTTATCTTTAATTGACATTTTCATACTGTCTCTCCTTCGTTCAACATGTCAGAAATCAATACACCAGCAAACACGCCGCCGATTACCAGCGCGAGATTACCCATCCAGCCAGCATCATTACCCCAGCCAAAATTCACGCATATGAATGCAACCAAGGCCATCAGGACATAAAAGAATTTATCGCTCATTTGTTCACCTCAAAATAGTTATTGGACATTTTTTTGTACACCGCCTCATCTCTCATCATCGCGTCATGCATGAGATACACCGCATGAATAAAACGGTAGTAATTCCATGCTTTGACGGTAGCTATGACCGCCCATGCAAATAGCAGGGCATCGATTGCTGTTATCTCATTCATTCTTCATCCTCCTCGCGTTCGTATTTCACAAAGTCTTCCGGTTGCAGGGGCGGGTGTTCCATCGCGTGTTGCATCATCTCCCACACTTCGCGCATACCCTCCATAGTTTCAGAGCCAACGCAAGGCGCGGCGTATCCATTGGGCTGTCCTGCTTTGTTGTAAGTAACCTCCTGCAAGACATACCAGTCCTCGCCGCCGTTGCCGCGCTTGTCGTTGACGATTCTGTAATTCCAAGTAAACATTTAGATTCTCCTAAGGCGGCTCACGCCGCCAGTTTGATTTGTTTAAACGCAACCTCACCGAGGTTGGCTGCATTCCGCACCGTCACTGAGACGGGATAGGAATCGGATACATCGAGTTCAATACCCACGCCGATGGTTGAGATGCCTAGGTTTTCGCCAGCATGGCACTGCTCACGCACCGCCCGTTCATCGCCTTGCCCGTCAGTGATAACGAACACGACCTTGCGAGACTCAGGGCGACCGTGCAGCATCTCATGGCAGAACCGTAGTGATGCATAGTCATTGGTGTTCTGACCTGAACCGACCCGCGAAATGTGCTCCAAGGCGCGGGGTACTGGCATCTCCCAAGGTTTCAGCACCGAGGCGCACGACCCAAAGGTCACGACCATAGTCTTCACCCCTGCTTTGTTCAAGGTATCCAGCATGGCTGCTGTAGTCTTGAGCGCGTCATCGATGTAGTGGTGCATCACTGAGTCACCCTTAGCGTCATACATGGCGTGACCGTTATCGTCATAGGTGTACTGGGGGTTGAACATCGACCCCGATACATCCAGCATGATGATGACGGCAGAGTCGATACCCTCCGACTCAAGGCGGCGTTTAAACAGACGGTCACTGGTAGCGACCTTATGCAACGACCGGACATTGAGCGACCCTGCGCGGCGGTTGGTTTGGAAATCCTCAGTTGCTGAATTCTCAAACAGGCGCTTGACCTCATACCGCATCTTCGCTGGCACACTCACCGTTACATCGCGGTGGTGGTTGTGTTCGCTAGTGTGGTATCCCACTGCACGGGTATCGTATTCCTTTGAATAAGCCCCGCCACTGCCAGTGCCAGTGCCTTCAAGGGTAGGCTCGACCTCGCGGGCCTTTTGGTCTGCGCTGGTGACAGGCTTGGCCTTACCAGCCGTTTTTTCCTGACCAGCACCCTTACCCTTACCCTCACCCTGTTCGCCGCTCTCAGACCCATCTGAGCCCTCTGAGGGGCCATCCTGACCCTGACCTTCGCCCTGACCTTGGCCTTGGCCTTCGCCATCGCCTTGGCCTTCACCCTGACCGTCACCCTTCTCGCCCTTTTTACCCTTAGGCTTTTCCTTAGGCTTGTCGAGCGCCTTGAGTTGGTCAAACACCCACTGCGCGACCTTCATTGTGTCGGTGCTGGATTTGCACTTAGTGACACGGCGCTTGGCCTCAGAGAAGATGGGCTCCAGCCCCTGCGCCAGCGGGACAGTCTTAGAAAACCCACGGGCGTAGACCGCCAGCACAAAGGGGTATTGGCGAGGGTCTGACCAGTCGGTGACGGTAGCCATAGCCTCATCGACCATGCCATTGACCAGCTTGACCAGCAGGTTCTCAATGTTGCCTGTCAGCTTGGCGGCGATACCCGTGCGCTCAATCCATGCGTCTTCCACGGCGTTGTGCAGTGCATCAAGATATTCGCCGTTGCCACGCACGTTGAAGTCGGTGTATTTGCGGTGCAGCAATTCATGCACAACAAACCCCGTGTACTTATCGACCAGTGCGGCGTTGACAACCGCATCATCCGCGACATTGGCAAGGTGCATCATGCCTGTGCTGTTAATGCCAGCAGTGGAGATGCCAGCGTTCCACAGCAGGGTGACCTTCATGCCAAGGTCAGAGGCAATCTTGCCGACCGCCTGTTCTACGCCTTGGCGAAACTGGATACCGTTTAAACGTTTCATTTTGAACCTCTTACAGATTTTTTTGAATAAATGCAGCATCGATATATGCCGCCTTGATTGACGCAATTGCAGTCGCCGACTCCGATGGTTGACGGTGACCGATGGATGCAGCCCATGCCTCATCGACACCAAGCACTTCAACCGACCGGACAAACGCCATCACCGACCGGATGGACGGGGCATCGACAATGTCGCCGCTCTCGACCTTGGCGCGGCAAGCGTGAACCGCCTTGAGGACGTGTTCAGCAATGGCAGGGCGGCATCCAGTGTGGCGCACAACAGCCTCGATTTCAGTAGCCAAGTCCATATGCTTGAACGCGACCAGTCGGGCAAAGCGGTCAGCCAGTGCGCTGTTCATGGTGCGTGTCCCCGCATACCGTCCCGACTCATCGCCGTTGGTCAGCGTGTTGTCAGCCGCAAACACCAGCACGTCCGGTGCTCTGCGCCATACCTGACCGCCATAGTTGACCGCGCTGTTGGTCTCTAGGAAACCGTTCAGCACCGCCAGCACCGCAGGGTCTGCATTGGTGATTTCATCCAGCAGAATCAGGCTTGCAGGGGTAGTGAATGCCCGCAGAAAATCGCCCATCTTGAACACCGTAGCGCCGTTCTCCAAGCCCACTGCGCCGACAAAGTCCTCAGCCGTGGTGAATTTGTTGAAGTTGATACGGGTATAGCCCCGTCCAGTCTTCGCTGCAAACTGACGCACGGTCTCCGATTTGCCAGTGCCTTTCTCACCGCCGAACCACAGGTTTTCCTGAGTTGTCTGCGACAACAACAGGTGTTTGAGGATGCCATCAGTCCACACAAAGCAAGGGTCAACAGCAGGGGCAGACGGGTCATTGAACAGGCTCACCAGCAACTCATTGCCAGCGGCGGTTGTCACCGATACACCGAACACGTCCCTTGCAGTCTCGCATCCAGTGCGCAAGACTGAGACCATCGACCCCACAGCAGCCTGAGCACCAGCAGCCACGACCGCAGCCTCAAAGGGTTTAAACGCTGCTGCCACTGCATCGGTCACCGCCTGAGATACCTTGGCAGGGTCAACCAGCGGCTTGGAAGTGATGGCTGCAATCTCACGGGCCACTGTCTCTTCCAAAATGCCAAGGTCTTTTTCAACCGCCTTGCTCAGGTCATCCAGCGCCGTGTTGACATCACCGAATTTGCAGTGCAGAGAAGACTCAATAGCCCGCGCCTTGCTCAACGCTTCCAGCGCAGTGGCACTGGCGTTGTCCGCTACCTGCGCTACTGGCTTCAGAGCAACATCAAAGGCATCAGGCGCTGGGTAGTGCTGACCCTGTATGCCATATGGCAGGATGGTGTAGTTGCCCTGCGCGATAGGCGGCTGGGGTGCAACCGCCCGAATTTGGTCAAGGGTGATAACGCCCATCTTCACCAAGTCAGCCAGCTTAATGATGGCGTTGGTTTTGCTGCTCCATTTGTCAGCGCCCAGCCAGCGGTCAGAGGCCGTGCGGATAACTGCCAAGGGAATGACCGACAGGTCAAGGGTGATGTCATTTGCCATTTTTATGCTCCAAGGGTGAAAGTGTCGCCATCGAGATGGCAGGTAGGTAAGCCTTTTGCGGCCCATTTGGCGGTGAGTCGGATGGTGTATCCGCAGGTAGGGCAGAGTGCCTTGAGCATTCGCGTGGCCTGTACCTTGCGAGTGGACATCGATAGCTGGGCGTGAGGGTACTCACCCAGCCCGTCAATGATGGCCCCGAAAGCCTGTTTAAACGCATCACCGCCACTAGTGGCCTTGTAGCCCTTAGTCGCAGAGGGAATCAGGTGCATGGCATCTGCAACCCGCTGGAAGTTGAGACCATGATTCATAGCCCCTTTGGTTGTGTGGCAAAGCTCATGCACCAGCACGTCAACGACACGGTAGGCATCGGACAGCACGGGGGAAACCATGATTTCCATCGACTTGTCAGCCGATGCAGTGTCGGCCCAGCATTCACCGATAGCACCTGAGCGCTTGGCAGTGGACGGGAAACCGCACGTCACCCGCACCCGCTGAGGGATAGGCACGGCCTGAGCGGCGAACACTGCGCGGAATTCTTCCACGGCAGCAGTTAGCCACTCTTCACGGGTAGCATAAATTTTGGCAAGGGTCATATTGACTCTCCGGTTACATGGCAAAAGCGCCACTCGCAAGCCCCGACAAGCGGGGCAAGCGGCTGGACTCTCAGCGATAAAGGCGGGCGTATCGGCGCATCACTTGCAGCATGGGCTTTGCTGGCATTTGATAGCGGTCAGCAATTCCACGGGCTACATGGGGGAGCGCCTCACGGGGGACTGCACTCAGCACGTTGGTCAGTTCCCGAATGATTCGGTAGGCGGTGCGTTTATGGTTGGTCATAGTGCGCCCCTTAAAAAGCAGAGTTGATTGCGTCTGCCTCACGGTCACGGTAAACCGAAACAGTGGCCTTCAGAATGCGCCATGCGCCATGCACAGAAACGCCGTCAAACAGTTCAGCGTAATCCGAATCAGCCCAACACTCAACCATTGTGGACGCGCCGTTTTCGTAGTTGTCCATGCACCAGCGTTTCATGGACTCGATTTCATCTTGATGGTTCATTCATTCTCTCCGGTAATAGTGCAACAGCGCACTGGTAAGCCCCGACTCGCGGGGCAAACCATTGGACTGTTTAGCGGAAAAAATACAGTGCGGCGTTCTGCATGGCTGCTCTTGCGCTGTGACCGTAGTAGCGGTGACCGCTGTAGCCCTCAACGCACCAATCGTTGCAGCCAGCCTCAACTTGTTCGCTGAGGTTCATGTCGCTGAAATCAGGGTTATGTACTTCAAAAGCTTTCATGGTGCGCCTCACTTAGGGGTGAATTGAGCGGGAGGGTTTTGGGTATTTTTGTGAGCAGGAACGTGGAACATGATGGTCTCCAATGAAGTGCGATATTGCACTGGTGAGCCCTGCGAACAGGGCAGACCGCTGAAATATCAGACAAGCCGCCGTCTTTTCTTCTCTTGGCCCCGTGCGGATGGGCCTCACCTACGGGCATTTAGTCGGTAGGGTTTTCTATCTAGCATCTCAGTCCGGTAGCCTCAGACTGGTCAAAGCGCAACTCTTTAAGGGAGGTTTGTTTGTACGGCAAACGATATTGCCTTGAAACGAAATGTACTATCGTTTACACCCCTATTTCCAGCACTCCATGCAAATCGCAACCACAGTTGGATTTATTTAACTCTACCAAGGTCTACCAAGGTCTAACCGAAACACCGTAGAACTGACTCAATCGCGTGATGCGCGTGCGTAGCACAGGCCATGCCAAGCAACTGAAGTGCATAACTACGGTTGCAACTGTTTGTCTCCCGAAATCGATTTAAACGGCCTTAGAGCGTTTTTTTGGGGTTCAGGCTACCTAGCCCTTGGACGGTCTCTGAAAACCTCACCAGCGCGTTTTCTGCACTTTAGTTGGAAAATCTATCCACAGAAGCTTGTGGATAACTTTTTATTGTCCACAGGCTGTGGATAACTTTTGTGGATAAAGCTGGGGATAACTTTATGGGGTGTATACTGAGTGTTTAAACAGTGCTGCGTTAACGTACAGGAATAGGAACACACTATGGCAAACAAGCTTACGATAGAGGAACTAGATGCAATGGCGGAGCCAGTGCCTGAGAGCGGGGCAGATGAGGGTCACCTAGCTGATACTGATTTTGAAAACCCCGTGACCCTAGGCGAAGCCGAACAGATGGCGCAGGCTCCAGTAGCACTAGTACGTCATAGAGAAATGACTCATGGCATGAGGACATTCATTGCAGCCAAACTGGCAGGTTCTACCAGTAGAGACGCATACCGTCAGGCATACCCAAACGACAAGAGCAGCGATGCAACGGTCAGTGCCAATGCGTACAAACTGAGCAAGCACCCACTAGTGGCAAAAGCATTACAGGACGCATGGGGTCAGACAGAGGAAGCACTGGTAGAGGACATGGCTGCAAGCAAGCGGTACGTCATTCAGTCACTCATTGCATTGAGTAAGTCAGCCAAGCAGGAAGGCTCCCGACTCAAAGCATTGGAACTCTTGGGACGTGCAGCAGGTGCATTCACCAATGCAACACCACAGGAAGCACCAGCACCAAGTGCAGCGCAACTCAAGCAGGCACTGGCAGGCCATCTCAAGCTGCTCAAGCAGTAGCCGCTCTACTGGCATCGATGGGGGGGAGTGCGTTTACACGGCAGGGGGCCTCTAGGGGTGAGCCCACCGTACCCCCACCACCCTGTTTGGCCCGGCATCGACCCAGCTTCGCGTTACGCTCTATTCCACTCAAACGATTCTTTTCCCCCGCTTCCCTCAAACGATTCCTAGCTCCCCACCCCCTTCTCTTCCATTTCCCCACCCCCGGGGGTATATATAAAAATTTGCATAAGGATGCGAACGTTCTCATGTCTGTTTACACCACTTGCGAACGTTCTCAAAATCGTTTAAACTTCTAGCATGAGCAAACAGAAGGTACTGGAATTCATCAAGAGCCATATCAGGAATCATGGTGTGTCGCCTAGCTATGAAGTGATAGCTAAGGGCATAGGGATGTCTTCTAAGTCCAACATCCATCGGATTGTTCATCGGCTACGGGATGAGGGTCTTCTAGACCTGAAGCCTTACAAGTTTCATTCCATCAGGATTGTGGATAGGTCAGTGCAGGAGATTTCCCGTCTATGACCCTCCTGACCCATAAGGAAGTGCAAGACTACCTCAGTATCGTAGATAAGGTTCCTGCGGCAGAGAGAGTGAAGATTACAACCTTGCTGGAGATGGATAGGATTGAGCGGTGCAAGGAATCATTCTTGTCTTTCACTAAGGAGATGTGGCCTATCTTCATCTCCGGTAAGCATCACCAAATCATGGCAGATGCCTTTGAGAGAGTAGCTAGAGGAGAACTGAAGAGGTTGATTATCAATATGCCTCCTCGGCATACCAAGTCAGAGTTTGCTTCGTTTCTTCTGCCGTCGTGGTTCTTGGGAAAGTTTCCTGAGAAGAAGGTTATTCAGACTGCTCATACCGCAGAGCTATCTACGGGGTTTGGACGGAAGGTACGGAATCTGGTGTCGTCTGATGTGTACCAGAAGATTTTTCAGACAAAGCTGTCTAGCGACTCAAAGGCCGCAGGAAGGTGGAACACCGACAAAGGCGGAGACTACTTTGCTATTGGTGTAGGTGGTGCAGTCACTGGTAAGGGTGCTGACCTTCTGATTATTGATGACCCTCATTCAGAGCAGGAAGCAAAGCAGAACAATCCTGCGGTGTTTGACCAAGTGTATGAGTGGTACACCTCCGGCCCTCGTCAGCGTTTACAGCCTAACGGGGCGATTATTATTGTGATGACCCGCTGGTCTAAGAGAGACCTTACGGGGCAGATTCTGAAGAAGTCCGGCGGAGATGGGGTAGATGATTGGGAAGTCATTGAGTTCCCTGCAATCCTTCCGTCTGGCACTCCCCTGTGGCCTGCCTTCTGGTCTAAGAAGGAACTAGAGGCTATCAAGGCAGAGATTCCCGTTGCCAAGTGGGAAGCGCAGTACCAACAGAATCCTACGGGTAATGAGGGTGCGATTATCAAGCGCGACCAGTGGAGAATTTGGGAACAGGACAAGCTTCCGTTCTGTGACTACATCATCCAGTCTTGGGACACCGCCTTTGAGAAGAACAACCGTGCAGACTACTCAGCTTGTACGACATGGGGTGTCTTTGACCATCCCGACGACAAAGGAAAAGACCAGACTAACATCATTCTCTTAGATGCGTTTAAACAGAGGATGGAATTCCCTGAGCTAAAGAAGATGGCTCTGGAGTTGTACAAACAGTGGGAGCCTGACACCCTGATTATTGAGAAGAGAGCCGCCGGGGCTCCTCTGATTTATGAACTCCGCAAGATTGGAGTACCCCTGTCTGAGTACACACCCAGTAAAGGGAATGACAAAGTTAGCCGTGTAAACTCTATTGCAGACCTATTTGCCTCTGGGATTGTCTGGTGTACGTTGTCTCGTGATGCAGATGAGGTTATGGAGGAAATGGCAGCATTTCCTAATGGCGATAACGATGACTTGGTGGACTCAAGCAGCCAAGCATTGATGAGGTTTCGCCAAGGTGGATTTATCCAGATTGCTTCCGACGAACAAGATGATGAGCCCATCTTCCGTCGCAAGTATGAGTATTACTAAGGACATATATGGCAACCAATGTAGACAAGGGTTTGTACCAAGCCCCAGTGGGACTAGAGCAACTGGCTCAAGATGAAGAGCCCATTGAGATTGAGATTGTTGACCCCGAGGAAGTGAATATTCATATGGGTGATATGGACATCTCCATTCAGCCCGGTGAAGACGAAGACGAATTTAATCAAAACCTTGCAGAACTGATTGAAGATGGAGAACTCCAGTCAATTGCCAGTGACCTAGAAGAGGACATTGACAACGACCGGAACAGTCGCAAGGACTGGGAGAAAGCCTACACCGATGGTTTAAAGCTACTTGGATTGCAGTTTGAAGAGCGAACTGAGCCGTGGCAAGGAGCCTCAGGGGTTTTCCATCCCATGATTACCGAGGCAGTTGTAAGGTTTCAATCAGAGACCATCACCGAAATGTTCCCAGCCCAAGGGCCTGTTCGGACAAAGATTATCGGTAAAGAAACCCCAGAGAAGAAGGAAGCAGCAGTTCGTGTCGAGGAAGACATGAACTATGAGCTCACCGAGGTGATGCGTGAGTTCCGCCCTGAGCATGAGCGGATGCTGTGGAGTCTTCCAGCTACCGGTTCTGCGTTCAAGAAGGTCTACTACGACCCTAACCTTGGACGGCAGGTCTCTATGTTTGTCCCCGCAGAGGACATCATCCTCCCTTATGGAACGACCGACCTAGACACTTGCTATCGCCTGACCCATGTCATGCGTAAGACCAAGAACGAGATTATGAAATTGCAGGAAAGCGGTTTCTATCGGGATGTGGAGCTAGGAGAGCCCACCAAAGAACGCAGCGATATTAAACAGGCTAAAGATAAAGAGACCGGCTTTAGTGATTTAAACGATGACCGTTACACCCTGTACGAAGTTCACGTAGACCTAGACCTGCCCGGGTATGAGGACACCAACTCTGACGGAGAAGAAACAGAGATTGGTTTGCCTTATGTAGTCACCTTCATCAAGGGCACGAATGATGTTCTGGCTATTCGTCGCAACTGGGAACCAGATGACGAACTGCGTTTAAAGCGCCAGCACTTTGTCCACTACCAATACATCCCCGGATTCGGAGCGTATGGATTTGGTCTGTTCCACCTTATCGGTGGTTTTGCCAAGAGCGCCACCAGCATCATGCGTCAGCTTATTGATGCAGGAACTCTGAGCAACCTCCCGGGCGGATTGAAATCCCGTGGTCTTCGTATCAAGGGCGACGATACCCCCATCCAGCCGGGTGAGTTCCGCGATGTGGATATCGGCTCTGGGGCTCTGCGGGACAACATCCTACCTCTGCCCTACAAAGAACCTAGCCAAGTTCTTGCAGCCCTATTGGGAACCATCGTTGATGAAGGCCGTCGCTTTGCGGCTACAGCAGATATCAAAGTCAGCGATATGTCTGCCCAGTCTCCGGTCGGAACAACGCTGGCAATTCTGGAACGTCAACTGAAGGTGATGACGGCTGTACAAGCCCGCCTTCATTACACGTTTAAACAAGAGCTGGGTCTACTTGCTGAAATCATTGCAGACTACACAGACCCCAGCTACGACTACGACCCTGACACAGCTAACCGTAGTGCAAAGAAGGCTGACTACGACTACGTGGAAATCATCCCCGTAAGTGACCCGAACGCAGCCACTATGAGCCAGCGTGTGGTTCAGTACCAAGCTGTGATTCAAATGGCGCAGATGGCTCCTGACATCTATGACATGCCACAGCTTCACCGCCGGATGTTGGAAGTCTTGGGTATCAAGAATGCAGAGAAGCTGGTCAAGCTACCGGAAGACCAAAAACCCCGAGACCCCGTCACGGAGAATATGTGTGTTCTCAAAGGAGAGCCCGTCAAGGCATTCCTTACCCAAGACCACAAGTCGCATATTGCTGTGCATATGGCAATGCTGCAAGACCCAATGATTATGGCGACTGTTGGACAAAACCCCCGGGCTCCTGCTATCCAAGCAGCCATGATGGCTCACCTTGCAGAGCATGCGGGATTCCAATACCGTCAGCAAATTGAAGCCCAATTGGGAATGGCTCTTCCTCCAGAAGATGAAGACCTGCCACCGCAGATTGAACAAGCTTTGTCTGGAATGATGGCTCAGGCCGCTCAACAAGCATTGCAGGTTAATCAGCAACAAGCCCAACAGCAGCAAGCTCAACAGCAAGCTCAAGACCCGATGGTTATGATGCAGCAGCAAGAGCTTCAACTGAAACAAGGCAGTCTGCAACTGGAAGCCCAGAAGGTTCAGCAAGATTTTGCAATTGAACAAGCAAAGCTGGAACTGGAAAAACAACGCATGGTTTTGGAATCATCTGCTAAAGCGGACGCTAACAACTTGCGCAAAGAAGAATCTGCTGCTCGTATGCAGTTAGAAGGTGTCAAAACTGGTGCGGCTATCCGAGAGTCTCAAGCTAAACAGAAGTTTGACCAAGAACACGCCGGTGTAAAGCTTGGCGCTCAGATAGCCAAAGACCAAATGGGTCAAGCAAACCAACCTACAGGTGAACTATGAACGAAAACTTCGCAAGCGTATTGCGCTCCAAAATACGTGAGGACATGAATAACTATGCAGACGACTTGGCTGGTGGGGCCTGTCGTTCCTTTGACGAGTATCAAAAACTATGCGGGGTGATTCAAGGCCTAGCTCTCGCAGAGTCCCACCTATTGGCCTTGCTAAAGAAAGTTGAAGAATCAGATGAGTAACATCATTTTGCCTCCGGGGGTAGTAATGCCCGCGCCAATCCAAACGTCAGAAGAACCTGACGCAGAAATGACAGATGCAGAAAAAGCTAAACAGCTTCCAGAACCCTCTGGATACAAGCTGTTATGTGTGCTGCCAGCAATCGATGAAAAGATTGAAGGCACAAATCTTCTCAAGTCAAAAGACATGATGAAGCGTGAAGAAGTAACCACAGCAGTTTTGTTTGTGGTCAAAGTTGGCCCAGACGCATACTCCGACAAAGAGAAATTTCCTAGCGGCCCTTGGTGCAAGCAGGGAGATTTCGTCATGGTTCGCACCTACGCAGGTACGCGATTCAAGATGTACGGTCAGGAAATGCGCCTTATCAACGATGACCAAGTGGAAGGTGTTGTGCAAGACCCCCGTGGAATCACCCACGTTTAAGGAGATACCATGTCCGAGTTTAAATTTCCAGATGAGTTGGAAGACGAAAAGACAGTTGAGATTGAATCTAACGCAGATGAGATTGAGATTGAAGTCGTAGACGACACACCACCAGCCGACCGAGGCCGTAAAGCCTTGGAGAAAGAGGTTGAAGACCCCACCGATGAGGAGATTGCCTCATATGGTGACAAAGTTAAGGTGCGGATTAAGGAATTAACCCACGCCCGACATGACGAACGTCGTGCCAAAGAAGCTCTTATGCGTGAAAAGCTGGAGCTTGAGAACATGGCAAGGCAAATTGTTGCTGAAAATCAACAATTGAAGAAGTATGTCAATGAAGGAAGCCAGCAATTTCAACAGCAATCCGTCCAATTGGCGGAAAACGAGCTAGAAAATGCCCGGAAACAGTATAAAACTGCCCAAGAGGCATTTGATTCTGATGCTATACTGGTTGCGCAAGAAGCGTTGCTGGAAGCGAAGATGAAAATCGCCGCTATCAAGGGTTCTCGACAGCAAATCCGTCAGGAAGAGCGTGAAGAAACCCCGCGACAAGTCCAACAGCCAACTGAAACCAAGGCAGATGCCAAAACCTTGCGCTGGCAAGCAAAAAACCAGTGGTTTGGTTCTGAAGGATTTGAAGAAGTTACCAGCTACTCACTAGGGCTGCACCAAAAGCTAGTGAATTCGGGTGTAGACCCGCGCAGTGACGAGTATTTTGAGGCAATCGATACTCGCGTACGAGACAAGTTCCCAGAAATATTTGGGAATGAGAAGTCTAAAGAGACCCCCAGACGACCTGCTTCGGTTGTTGCACCCGCTGCTCGTTCATCGGGCGCAAAAAAGGTTCAGATGACTACCACCGCTTTGGCGTTGGCTAAGAAGTTTGGATTAACCCCGCAGCAATACGCTGCTCAAGTAGCTAAATTGGAGGCCTCAAATGGCAACTCGTGATTCTCGTGACCTATCCACCCGTGAAAAAGGTGCTCGTTTTGTTTATCGGCCCTCTAGCGCATTGCCAGACCCGAACCCTATCCCCGGTTTCACACACCGCTGGGTTATGACTCATCTTCTAGGTCAAATTGAACCTACGAATATGTCTCGCAAACTCAGGGACGGATATGTTCCGTGTAAGGCAGTTGATTACCCGGAGCTTATGCTTCAAGGTAACGAAAAGACAGGCAACATTGAAATTGGTGGTCTCATGCTTTGCAAGATACCCACTGAAATCGCTGAAGGCATGTCTGAGTACTACACCGGGCAATCGCAAGCGCAAATGGAAGCGGTAGACAATAGCTTTATGCGTCAGAGTGACCCGCGAATGCCGTTGACTATGGAAAAACGCTCTAGTACAACGCGTGGACGGATTTAAATTTTATTTTAGGAGTCCTTTATGGCTTACCCTGTTGTATCAGCACCTTACGGGCTGTTGCCGCAGAACCTAATTGGCGGTCAAGTATTTGCAGGTTCTACCCGCATGTACAACATCCAATATGGCTATGCGACCAACATCTTCTACGGTGATTTTGTTGTTCTATCCCGTGGCTTTGCCACACGCGCCTCAGTCTCTACTGGCTCTAGTCTGAATCAGACCGTTGGTATTTTCTTGGGTTGCACCTACACCAACCCCACGACTAAGCAAAAGTTGTTCTCTCAATATTGGCCCGCAAGCACCGCTGCCGGTGACTGCCAAGCCTATGTTTTTGATGACCCTGATGCTGTGTTTAAAGCGGTTGTGTGCAGTTCCGGTACTACCGTTGCTTCTGGCGCTATGGCGATGATTGGCACTAACCTGTCAGCCATCAACAACACCGGCAGCGTGAATACCGGCAATTCTGCCAATGCTGTTCTGGCTCCTACGGCTACTCCTGTTACCACCACTCTGCCTTTGCGCATGGTTGGTCTGGTTCAAGAGACCGCAGTTGCTTTGGGTACTGCCACCTTCAGTTCGGGTACTACCACCCTGACCGTAAGTGCTCTGCCTAACGCATTGCCAGTTGGTACGGACGTTTCTGTATTGACCACCAGTGGTCAAGTTGCACAAACTGGTTCTTTTGTGAAAACCGCAGCCGCCGCCGGAGACACTTCTGTCGTCCTCGACCAAGCCGCAAGCTTCACTTTGAACTCGGGCGTGTACGGAGCAACCGTTGTCTTCACCCAGTATCCTGAAATCTTGGTTAAGTTGAACCAAGGTCTGCACGGTTACTACTCTGCCACCGGTGCATAAGGAGCTAAATCATGGCTATTTCACGCGCACAACTATTGAAGGAACTCCTTCCCGGACTTAACGCTCTGTTTGGTCTGGAATATGCCCGCTATGGCGAAGAGCACAAGGAAATCTACGAGACCGAGAAATCGGAGCGTAGCTTTGAAGAAGAAACCAAGCTCGCTGGATTCGGTGCTGCACCGGTGAAGAACGAGGGCCAAGCCATTGCTTATGACAATGCGCAGGAAGCTTTCACTTCCCGTTACAACCACGAAACCATCGCTCTGGGCTTCTCCATCACCGAGGAAGCAGTGGAAGACAATCTGTACGACAGTCTGTCTGCCCGCTACACCAAGGCCTTGGCTCGTGGTATGGCTTACACCAAGCAGGTTAAAGCAGCCTCTGTTATCAACAACGGTTTCTCTGCCAACTACATTGGCGGCGACAGCGTTTCGTTGTTCAGCACTGCTCACCCTCTGGTGAATGGCGGAACCAACAGCAATCGTCCTGCCACTGGCACTGATTTAAACGAGACTTCCTTGGAAGCCGCCGTTATTCAAATCGCTGGTTGGACTGACGAGAAGGGCCTGTTGATTGCAGCCAAGCCTCGCAAGCTGATTATCCCCGTCAATCTGATGTTCGTTGCTACCCGTCTGTTGGAAACCAGCCTCCGCGTTGGCACTACCGACAACGATATCAACGCACTGAAGAACAATGGCTCTATCCCCGAAGGCTACACTGTCAACCACTTCTTGACAGACACCAACGGCTGGTATCTGACCACTGACGTGCCTAACGGTATGAAGCACTTTGAGCGTATGCCACTGACCAATAGCATGGACGGCGACTTTGATACCGGCAACGTCCGTTACAAGGCCCGTGAGCGTTATTCGTTCGGCTGGTCTGACCCTCTGGGTATGTTCGGTTCGCCGGGCTCGTCCTAAAAGAGTGAGAAAAGGGGCCTTGTGCCCCTTTTCTTTTTGGTGTATATTGCTCTCACTCCGGGGTTACCGGCGCATCAAACCAGTCCCGGCTGGACGACATACCGATTGATGCGCTCCACTTGTATGTAAGGACTCATCATGGGATTCGCTACTCACCTTGGCCCTTGGCTTTTGGGCACAGTCAAAAACACCACTGGCACTACCGCTGGCACTATTCAAAACACCGGCGTTACCCTAGTCTCCCAGACTAAAAAGGTAAACTATACCAACGCCGTAGCTGCATCTACCGTTACTACAACCCTGTTCACCATCC